GTTTCCCAGTCACGATCCCGTGTGCGGGGCCATAAGTGCTCGGAAAGAACCGGATTAGGAAATGCTCAATTGGGTAAGTCCCGATGCTTGTTGGTTTAATTAATTAAATAAACAGGAGACTTAATGAAAAAACTAGGAATTATTATCGCCTATTCAAGCCTTGCAATAGCAGGACTTAGCATCCTTGCTCTAGTCTTAACTGGATTAGCAGATGTATGGTCATATGCTTTGTATCAAATAGATATAACAAAAATATACCCAATACTAAAATTTGAAAGAATTGGAATAGCCCTGGTTGCAAACATTACATCAAGCACTGTAGCATTCTTATTGGGCTCCATAATGGCTAATTTAGATAATTAAATAAACTGGAGAACTAACATGATAAGACTCAATCAGGCAAGAATAGTAGAAAGCGTATCAATGAAGGATATCATAGCTTGCGACACAGAAAAAGGCTGGTATCGATGTGACCGTTGGTTGCTCTGGAAATCAGATATCCATACAAATATGTTTATTCTTATGGGCGAAAAAATTAACTCAACATCAATCATGACAGCTGAAGACCTTGAAAGAAGATTTGTTCAAAAAAGTGCAATATGGACACCGGTAGTGGTTGATTTAGAAATAAAGACTACACCAACACACAGGGGTATAATAACAAATCCCAGAAAACAAATAGTTCAACAAAAGAGCAACGATGAAATTTTATTTACTCAGTCGGGAGGCAAAATGATACGCACGTCAACAGGACAAATTATTCTTGAACCAAAAGATGTTTTAGAGCCAAAGTTCAACTCCAATATCAAAGATTTTTACGAAGCAAAAGAACTTTGTCAAAAACTAAAAATACCATTTTTGATTTGGAACAATAATTTACATTTTATTGAAGTTGAAGAAGAATGGGAATCGATGATTGGGCGTATAAAACAGGAGAAATAAAATTATGAAAGCAACAATTATTCTATTGACAGCATTAGCATTAGGCTTAGTGCTATACAATGGTCCTGAGACGCCTGAGGATGCATCACAATTGACGACGATTGGTTTATGTGCATACTTTATGGGTTCACTCATAACATATGCCCTAACGGAGGTATCAAATGAAAACATTAGATCGACTAATTCAAATGAAGGAAGCAGAACTTATGTCGTTAATATCATTCAGGAAAAATTATTTGAGGCAACTCCAGCTAAGGAAACAACTAAGAAGATTGCGATCAAAACAGCTCCAATTATTTTCGGCTTGTCAGGACTCAGAAGCGCAATAGCAATTGATGGATTTGTATAGAGGGGATAAAAATTGGACCTCGATGGGTTCGAATCCCATCTATCCCGCTAAATTAAAATATCGCTAATGATCTTTAAAAAAATTAAATCACCCAAAACAGTTTCATAAATTCTTATCATATATTAATCTCTCATGTAAAATGACTGGGTCGATGGCCCTGGGATTAAGGTTATTTTTTACGCATTGCATAACAAGAAACTGGTGGTTTGTGTTGTAAAAAATCCTGACAAACAAACAAAACAGGTAAGCGCTCAGCGGAGTAAACTCCGGCGATATTTTAATTGCATTTTAACCCACGCCGAAAGGCATGGCCCCAAGACCCTGACCCTCGCTAATCGTAACCCCTACGACGTAGAGGGCGGGGTCGTAATATTATAGTTCCTGCCACACAATTAGGCTGATAAGAAACTCCTGCCACTCAGGAGTTCCACTCGCTTATCGTGGTAGGAACATATGTATCTCTAGTTTAACTGGGAAAACAGCCAATAGGCAGTTCTAGGTTCGAATCCTAGGGGATACACTAAATTATCAATTACAAAACAAGGAAAAATAAAATGATAGAAGCCTGCATAGTTTTATTGTTAATCTTTGCCCTAACATTAATCATGGACATAAGAAACGACTATAATCAACTTCAATCATGGAAGAAATAATTTTACTGCCGACGGATATCGGAACGGTCACTGGCTCCACTCCTAGATGGCTGGGGAACCACTAGCATACCTGACAGATTGAAGTCGGCAGATTTTTTTAAAACAAGGAAAAATAAAATGGAACACTTGAAGAAGAAGGCATAACAGGGTATTTAAGAGAGTGGCAATGGGATCATAAAATGGAGTAACACAGCACGCTATAGGCGGAAGCAGAGATATAAGCGCTTGTCTCGTCTAGGATCGATCCCTAGGTGCTGTGCAACTTAGAAATGTCTTACTGGCAAAGGCTGGTAAGTAGATTAAAGAAAAAGTTTTTAAAAAAATAAGGAGAATTAAATGAAGAATGATCCAAACTGGATGAGCATTAAAGAAAGAGCAAGAATTCCTTTGACTCTTGACTTGTATCCTCAGACAGATTACATTGAAGCTGAGAATAATTATGAAATTGAAACAAACCTGGAAAAACCATTAAATATTCAGAATATGATGGTTAGCTCACCTTGGCAGCGACAGTTTATATTGCCAAGAGAAATCAGATGGATGCAAGATCATTTAGTCGAAGCAAGAAGGCTTCAATCATTGCACATTGATATATTTCACCCATATACCTATCTTACCATAAGATGTGGAAACAAATATGGAAAAGAAGCAAAAAAATGGCACTTTGATGGTTTTTCGTTGCAGTATAATAGCCTGCCGGAGCAAAACTGGTTTTGGTTTAACAAAAGACCAATGGATGTGGGTAGAATTTTTAATCACCTGCCGGAGAAACTCTGCGGCCTAACACATGATATTAATCAGTATATACAGAAAAACATTAAGATTGAAGGAATGGGCCCAGTATTGGAAAGAACCTGGTGCTGCATTGATCCGTATATACCACATCGGTCTCCAGATAAGATACCATATGACCGGATGATGATTCGTGTGTGTTTTACACAGACTGAAATACTTAATTCATTAACAACCCCTAATCCGGCTATGCCAAAGCGGCCAAGCCATAAACAGACAAAAAAGCCTATTCTCGTCAACTGGAGAAATAACAAATGAAAGTCAAACACGTCATTTACACAATTGCTGCACTCACAGCGCTTTTACTCATCGCTGGTGGAGTAAGGTATGCCGGTATTCATATTGGTGGATTTTTTACCAAAGAACAAGCCGGTGTAGACCGTGAAGTATTTAAGACCGCAAAGCCCTACACTGAAGCAGCAGCAGCTGAGCTTGCAAGTTATTATCGCCAATACCGGGAAGCAGAGGATGCATCCGGTAAAAAGTTAATTCAACAGATGGCCATCGAAAGATTCCCAAATCTCGACCTAAATGTTATTGAAAGTAAACGAATTAAACAATGGTATATTAAATCTCTCGAAGGAGGACAACCATGAAATTATTCAATTTTTTCTCGAATGCCAGATGGCTTCACAGTTTATTGTTCATTACCATCATTGCCGTATTAACCGCTTGCACCGTGCAAGAAACGCCGGAACGCAACTTTTCGAAAAACACCAACGATGCCTATAAACAATTCCAGGACCAGGTTGGATATCCAGAAATCATAAATTTTCAGGAAGCCAAATTCCTAAAAGAGGTTTACGAACTGACGGATAAGTCTGATCTCATCCGCTATGCATACTTCTTCAATGAAAGAGAAGGCAAAATCGGTCAATATCTCGGCCGGTGTATGGGTTACGGAATCCCCTACTCTCTACAATTTACAAACCCTGAAAAGGTTGTTCATCTTGATCGCGAGCTGGGAAAAGATTACAGCAGTCTTCACATCGGAAAGATACCTCAACCGGAGCCGAACATGACCTATAAGCCTGAAGGCTTGTCCGCAACCTGGTTAATGTTGGAAAATAAAAAGACCGGGAAGTTTGATGTTGCCTATATTGAACCAGCAATAATCGTTTTACCCTTTAAAAGGGAATTCCTGGATAACTAATCCCGAGCCGGATACCCTGCATTTGATACGCTATTCCCGGTAGCTTTGCCCAGACGATAATAAATAAACGTCAGCCCTGTAGCGTGGGTGAGTGAGTCAGTTTTTATCTCCTTGTTTTTCTGACTACCGATGCAGCGGTTATTTTAAAAATATGGAAAGATTTACAAGGTTTATTGATTGGATGCTTGACCCCATATTTGATTTTATTGAAGACTTTCTAAAAACCTGGAGGTCCATCAGATACCAAAGGTTCGAATGCAATGAAAATAATGTTTTAATATTTGCATACGGAACACTGCTAGACCACAGAACAATACCAAAGCAATTAATGCCTAAAATACTAATAAAGAATTATTATCTTGATAATTTTCAATTAGTGCAAAACATCGACAAAAGATATCTTGGTTTAATACAAAGTAAAACTGGTTGGACAAAAGGCGAATTGCAAGAGTGGTCACTTGAAGGATATATATACCTCCTATACAGAGAGGGGTGTCCTGATTTTTACTACCCTGTCGCAAATCGCGATGGGGTAATTGCTTTTTGCCTTCAGGACTATTTGGTAAAAAGGGAATTGGGATGGAGTGAGCATGAAAAATATATTACTTATTATAAAAAAAGGAAAAATGTAAGACCCATAGAGGTTTACCAAGAAAGAAATTATGAGTAATGAAAATAAAAAAAAGTCAAAACCTGCTACTCAGATAACTATGCCCCATTCTGCTGGCGAAGTTGCTGGACTTACAGGAATACTGGCAATTATAATGGCTACAATTTTAGTCATTGCAGCTCAAAATGGTTATTGGCCATCAATTAAAAAAGCAATTGGATTAGAATAATGATAATAAGATACGAAGAAACTAAAGGAATTTTTAAAGATTTTGACACCAAAGACATCATCGATATTTCCAGAAAGGGCAAAGAGATATTTATTCACTATTCGGGTAGTGTTGGTGGAGATGTTGTTGATTTTAAAACAGAAGAACAAGCAAAAAAAATGGAAAAAGCAATGCTTAGAAAAACTTGTATATGTGGAGCAATATTGCTAACTGGAAAATGCCAAGGAGCAAGCTAGTGAAATTCACTATAATCTTCGCAAAAAGAGGGAAACCGGTAGCTTTTAAAATTTTAGAAACAAACTCAGAAAAAATTTATAATGAGGCTACTAAAATTGCAAAAGAAAATGGATATAATACCTTTTATTACGATCTCCAAAATAAGCTTCCGCCATTTAAGCTAAGCCCAGATATGAAAGAATTGTAGATTTAACCCCCGTAGCTCAACTGGATAGAGCAATGCCCTTCTAAGGCATAAGTTGAAGGTTCGAATCCTTCTGGGGGTGCTATAAAAAAATAAAATTAAAATATTAAAGCAAGTGGAGAAACTCCCATGATAAGAATAAGAAATAGAAAAGATATACCAGAAGGGCTTAGCTCTTTAACCATCCGCAGGGATGGATTAATTGAAATTAGAGAGCCGGAGGGCGTAGAAGTAATAAACAACACTTATGAAAAACTTACAGCCCATCCGGGTGTTCACTACATTGTGGTGGAGGATGGAAAAGATAAATATCCTATTGATATTCTTGAATTTGAAAAAACCTATACCGAAATAGAGCCTGGAAAGTATCAAAAAAAGACTTACACCGAAGTGTGGCCATGTGAGGAATTTGAAGATGATATTGCATTAATTACTCGAGAGGGTGTAGAAGTTTTAAGGATAGAAGACGATCTATATAAAAATAGTGCAGTTGCCATTGACTCAGAAGGTTCACCATACTTTTTTAATATGGAAAGACTAAACTCGACTCACAGTATAGTGGAGAAATAATGAACAACAATAAATGGATTATTATATTTATGAATGGACCAGAAAATGCTTATAAAATAGTTCACGGAACATGGAAGCAAGCTGATATGGTAGGAGAAAATATTGGAAGATCTTACAATTATTTATATAGAATTGAAGACTACAGCAAACTTTCAAATTCTCAAAAAATAGATTATCATAAAAGATTGGTAGAATTATAATGTATGCAAATATATTTAAAAAACTAGTAAATAAATTTTCTGAAACAAGAGATGAAGACATAGTATCTTCTCTTGTAATTGAATTTGATACATACATAGATCACATTAGGGGAAATGAAGAAATATATTTCATAGATGGAAGTAGATATACAAAATCTACAAACAAAGCAGAATCTAATTTTTTAATTATTGTTGATAATGGCGTATATATACCAAAAATCTATTGTTACACCAAGTCAGGAGTAAAAAGAGTTCATCCTGCTAATTTAAACATAAAAGCACCTGAGTTAATATTTGACACAGAAACAGAAAAATGGAAATTAACTTTTAACTCTTCAAATAGGAGGTTTGAATACTACTTTGATGGAATTGACAAATTAATACAGTGGCTAAACAAAAATGGCAAAAAAAAGCAGTTATCCGAGACAGTCAAACGGATCTAAAAAAAACAAAGATCAAAAAAGAGTAGAGCGATTATTAAATTTGCTTGAAAGTGGCGAAATATATGGAAATAAATATAATCAAATTAAACAACTTTTAATGTCAATGTCTGTTAGGTCACAATCAAGAAACCTAAGAAACATAGCAAAATTATTCTTATTTTATCTCGAAGGAGGATTTTTGAAATGGCCAATGCCAGAAAAACAATCGGAACCATCTTCATAATATTTTTTTGGCTTCCCTTGGTGCTTATGCCAAAAAACCTTCTAAAAATGAATGAAGATCAACTATTTAACATAGCTTTATTAATTTCATTCTTAATTATAGCAATTGGATTTTTCTTTCTTATAATATCTATGCCAAATACAGGACCACAACCAATGGGGGAAATAGAGAATCTATCTGCTGATGATTGGAATAGATGGAAAAAAGATAATCCATCTCCACCACCAGTATATCCATCAATAACCAAAGAAAAATTTATTGAAAGGGTTCTTCAATCTGAGCACGAAAAAAGGGCTATAAATAATGAACAAGAATGGCATGCTCACGAAGCAAGAAAAAATAATAATAAAAAAAATAATGAAAGAAGAGTTCAATAGTAAAGCAGAATTCATAAAATATATATCTGAATGCAGATATCCTGCTGGATTAACTAAAGAACTTGTAGAAATAAGAGATGAAATTTTAAAGGAGAAAAAAAATGGATAAAGGAAGGATTAATTTAATTGGATTAATAATCCTGGCAATTTTGGCAATTATAATGTTTTCAACTCTCGCAAGAGGTCAAAGCAAAGATTCTGACTATCTTGTTGATAAGATAGTCATGAATACCCTCGATAGGTATGATGCAAAGCAAAACAGCGTATTAAGATATTATATACTGGAAAGAAATAAAGGAACCTCGGCAGATAAAGCTTTAGCTCTTGCATTGAACTATTTCAATAAAATAATTTATATGCCAAATCAATTGTTCGTCTGGGAACCATATAATCGACATCTGGACGAATGGAAAGTTCCAACTTTGGCTAAATCGAAACCAAGTTGGCATGGATTAATAATAATTTTGTTTATATATATTGCATATCTTGGACTACTAAAAACACGGAAAGTGCAATGGACGCATTCGAAGCAATCTTATGGATTTTAGGATATTTTGTTGTTGGGTTAAACATTTTAGGAAACATAGCAGCAATTGATATGAGACTTGGAGATTATAAAAATAATGAAATTCGTCCCAGTATAACATTTACACTGTGGCCAATTATAGTAGTTATGATTGGGTTTGCTATGATATTTCTATTATTCTCAAAAAAAGATAAATTATAATAATGTGGGATTTTAATCCAAAAAAGGTGAAAGGGGGCCATGTTACAAAAACCTGGCATGGTTCCCAATAACGAAAAAAGGTTTAAGAGCTAAAAGGCCAGCAAAACGAGAGATTGATTTATATCTTGCCGCATTTTTAGCTAAAGTATCGGAAGATGAATATCTTGCCCAATTAAGAAGCGCCAATCTTATTATCAAAGATGGCAGAATCGACAATTATTTAAAATCCAAAGGACTTTAAATGAGCAAAAAACACAAAATATTTGTGTTTGGAACACTACTTCCACCAGAAAGTGAACATCCATTCTTTGTGGAAAATGTAATGATTGACGGTGCCGGATTTCCATTGTCTTTCTATATGGAAGGCGCAAGAACTTATGGAGATATCGTGTTGGCAGACGATAATCAATTAGCATCGCTTGATGCACTGGAAGGTCATCCTAGTTTTTATAAAAGAATTCCAGCAAAAGCATATCATTCAGAAACAAACAAAGAAGTAGACGTAGAATTTTATATGTATTCAGATAAAGATGACAAAAAATCACCGCCAAGATGGTTGGACGGAGTCAGTCAATCAATAGAAATTTTCAGCAACAGTCATTATAGATGGGTCGGCAGTCGAGGCAACTTTACAGGTCGAGGCCTGGAGGTTTATAATGTTTAAATTTGTTGAAATTGAAGAAAATAGTGGAGTTTGTATGGCAATTTTCCATTCAAACAATGATACTGCCATGTATTCATTTAGAAGATTAGTTGAAAGACTGAAAAAACCAATCAATGATGAAGAAGTAAGAAAAGCATACCATGAAGGACTAGTGGCTTTCTTTTCTCAAGAGTATATAAAAGATATACCATCATTTGTAAAACAATGGTCTGTAAAAAAGAAGATAGAAAGAAAAAGAGATTAAAATTGATTGATTTATTAGGTGTAAGAACAGAGCATGGAAGTTTATACAATTCAAATCACTTTGTTGAACGTCACGGTTGTGAAATTATTGAATATAAGCAAGACTCAGATAAATTTATAAAGAAAATGAATCTGGAAAAATTTAAAGATGATCTTATTATATGCTATTCTGGCACTTTTGGAAAAACATCAACACCAAAATCAATCTTTCAAAGAAAGTTTTGGGACAAGTTAAGACTCGCAAATGGAAATATTTTTATCAAAAGTAGAAGTCCTATATGGTTTGGAAGCGATAAATACAAAAAAGGATTAGAAAGATTGTTGAAAGCAGAGCAATTGAATATTGATATATCGGAGATTATATAATGCAATGGATTGTTTGCGACAAGCATAAATTAACAGAAGAAATTATTATATACAGAAGAATCACAAATGGATCGTGTAGAGAATATCTTGCAAATGCAATTCAGGCAATTCCCCAAGATAGCAATCAACTTGTCTTATTTGTAAAAGGAAACTCATCTTCTATGAAAGAACAAATAAGAGATGATGAACTTAGGGCGAATGTAATGAAAAAAGCAGTAGCAAGATGGGCATACAGAACAGAGGATTTGTGTAATTTTATAAATGAATACCTTGAAATGGAAGCATTTAGATTTAAAATTCACGAATCAAATCACATGATTTTTGTCCCAACGGTTGGATTGACAAAGCTAATACCTTCAATTTTTACTTTTTATAGAAAACATGAAGACAATGACAGTCAAGACAGTTTTAGTTATATGGGATTTCCTCAAGCATGCGCTTACGTTAAAACAACAGGAGACAAAGATACTTGGGTGGTGAAAGATGATGAACCATATTCAAATTATCCATTATCAACAATAGACTATTTAATGGACGATGGATTATATGGAGACGAACAACGAGAAGAAGAAAGGAGATTCTTATCCAGTCTAAAAGAGTTGGGTCTGATGTCGAATTTTTCCTGAGCGAAAATGACAAAATCATTGGAGCCGCATCCATCTTGGAGCCGGAATACGTTGACGGAATCGCTCTTGAATTACAGAGCGGTGTCCACGGAAGCCTCAACGACATCAGAAACGACATCCAGCAACAGGTGGACTTACTGGGACTCAATGACTACATAACGGATATATTAAATATTGATATTGACCCAGAAGACTTCAGCGAAGAAGAAATACTGCTTGGCTGTGCTCCAGAATTTAGTATTTATACATTCAATGAAATAGAAAAAGACAAAAACACAACCTTGAGAAGCTGTGGTGGTCATATACATATAGACTACCAGGGTAACAAATTTGAACTTGTTGAAGCGCTAGACTATACAGTTGGAGCTGTTGATCTATTGTGGAATAATCGTGAAAAAGTAAGAAGACAAAAAAACTATGGCGCTTTTGGGGCGCATAGAGAAAAAAAATATGGAATTGAATACAGAACTCCAAGCAATCATTGGTATTGGAACGATCAGCTAAGGCAAACAATGGATGATTTACTTGATATTGTAATTGAGGTTCCTTCGTTTATTGTTGATAAAGCAAAAAAGGATGGGATGTCTGCAAAAATATTATCAGGAAATCAAGTCGCAATAGAAAAGTGGATTTATGGGTCAATATTATAAAGCAGTCTTAGTAAACGGCAAAAACCTTTATTTTAGTGGAAGCTCATGCCGTGAAATTTTGGCAAACTTTATTAAAAATAGTTTATTCAACAAAAAAGGACCGCTCAAAGTAAAAATCTTAACACCAATAGACCTAGATTTTCCTAAAGTTCTTGGAAGTATAAAAGCTATACAGCAAGAAATTTTTAAAGAAACAACAATAGAGTGGTCTGTAGACTCAATAAAAGATGCAGTTGTATTAAAGTTTTGCAAGTCAAACAAGTCTTGGTATAATCAAATATTTTATATCTTGGGATGTATAAAATATTATAAAAAATCTAAATCTCAAAACTATCTCGAATCCTGTAACCCTGACTGGAAGCTTTTTATAGAAGAGGCACTAATCAGAGCAATGGATGAAAACTTTAACCTAAACGGCAAAAAGGGATTTGCTGTAACTATGTATAAAAAAAGGAAGAAATATGCCCAGACTAAAGGAGTTAGTATCAAAAGTGCATAACACAACTTCCCATGTTGTGGGGTTGCCCTCTACAGGGAATTCAACCCTTGCAGTTATGCTAATGCCTGGCAATGTAGAGCATGTTGCATGGCCAAATAAGTGGACAAAAATCAATAAACCTGTAGGCAATCCAAGGGCATTGGTAAGATATGGTTGCGTAATGAAGAGTGGCCCTGTCAAGCATGTGCTAAACAAGGCATCCGCAATTCGCCTGGCATCAAACAAGCCAGAGGCAAGAAAGACTTTGGCGGATGCTGGAGTTTCTGTGCCACCAAACACGCCTGGAAAATTTCCCAAGGTTGTTCGTAGAAATACCCACATGAAGGGTAAGTATTTCTATGTAGCAAACAACGAAGAAGAGCTTCGAGAACATGAAACAAAGCACAATGGACAAACATATACGTCTGACTTAATTGATGCTATAGCAGAATTCAGATTTCATGTAAGCCGCTGGGGTCATTTATTGGTTGGTCAGAAAAAAATCAAAGAAGAAGGTCGTCCGACAGTAAACAGTGAGCATGTCTGGAATCATGACAACGGATATGTATTTAAGCTTCTTACATTTAAGAACCTGGAGCGTTACGGAAGTATCGCTGTAGAGGCTGTAAAAGCACTAGGATTGGACTTCGGTGCAGTAGATGTTAAAATGGACGGACAAGGGAATTTATACGTTTTAGAAGTAAATACAGCGCCCGCAGGTGCAGGCATAGTTAAAAGGGTGTATGCAGCATTTTGGTCTTCCTGGGAAAGAAATGGATATCAATTTGATGAACTGGATACACCGGAAGTATTCATGAGAGACGAAAGACTACAGGGAGCACTTCGTGAAGAGTCTGTATGATGGATCAGTTTTAAATAAAGAAGATTTTATGGAATTTGCAAAAGACAGTTCCGTAAAAGAAATTGGAAAAAATGAAAGATATGTATCTGCAAACTTGCTACAAAGATACTTTAGAGAAAGGAATTTAAAAAAGTATTCAGTTGCAGATCACTTCAACCATGTAAAAAGATTTAAAATTGTAAATGGAAAAATGTTTCCAGCAACAAAAAGAAATGAATCATTTATTAGAATATATTGGTCTTCAAGAAAAGACAATAAACCAATATCGAGAGTAAAAAAATATGCAGGAAGAGAAACAATTCTTGCAAACGAAAAAGAAATTACGATAATTATTGACTCCATACTAACAAAAGCACTTCACAATGAAAGCTCTGAAAGAATCGATATCGAAAGAATTTATATCGATAAAGACTTTGTTGTAATTCCATCAGAGTTAATTTCTGATGTAGTTGAAGTTGTTGAGTCGCATAAAGAACAAAGTCTCGTAAGGTCATCAGCGGCTATTGCTGCCCTATCAGAGACTACCGAAGATTATGCAGTAATAACAACAAAAGGACAATTCACTTGGTTTCAGTCCACATAATAACATACTCTTTTAATGAAAAAATATTAGCTCAAAAAATGGCAAGCAAAAATAAAACTTGGAAAGTTTTTAAATTAAATGGCCAATACTATGTCGGTGTTCTTAAAAAAGCAAAAGAAATAGCCGGTCACGACTTTTTAATGAATCTACTTAGAGATTCAACCAAAGGGTTTAAAGAGTGCACAGACTAACAGCAGAACATATAATGCACATGGCTATGAAAGACTATCTTGAAAAAGAGCAAAATGACAGACCAAAAGGCTTGTCAAGTTCTTCAATAACTGGGTGTATAAAAAAAGATGCATATGGATTTGAGTATGGCTCAACAAAAGGAGTATCTGACGACGCTCAATCAATTAGAACATTATTTATCTCCACATTGGCTCATGAAAAAATCCAGGAGCATCTACCAAGAGAATATAGAGGCTCCAAGCTTGTCGTAGAAAAAAGAATGTCTGTAGATATACATGGTCATTCATTTAGTGGAAAACCAGATTTGCTGGTATACACAAAACTTGGACCGAAACAGAAACTAGCAGTTATTGACTGGAAGTTTGTAGGAACATGGTCTTTCAAGTATCAAGAAAACCAAACTCATATGAAAAGTCAATACTTGAGACAGCTTAGAATTTACTCTGAGATAGCATACATAAATGCAAAAGAACAAAAAATAACTTTTGGTCCACTGGCAGACCTAATTTTGGTTATATTTGACCTTGGAACCAGAAAAATAAAAAGTTTCAAGGAAAACCATAGACCTGCACAGTATACAGAGCTAAGCAGGCTTGAGCAGATAATTAAAAATAAAAAACTATTAATGAAAACAAGAAAAGGAGGACACCCTCTTGTCCCGTCAGAAGAGTGGGAATGTAAATACTGCCCGTTCCAGAAAAAGTGCATCAAGTAGAATAGACAAAATAAACTTCAAATGGAACTGCAAAACATTTTGCCAAAGAAGTGGATACTTCGGCATCCCAAATAAAAAAGACTGGGCATATGTTGGAGATACTCACGGAGTATATAGAAAAGAAGCTATAAAAGATTTTTCAAAATGTGGCTATTGCAATAATACTTATTTCAGAAGTAATTGTTTCTGTAAAGCAAAACCTTCACTTTCATTCAGGCCTGGTTCGAAACTGCATCATACAGTAAGCCCGATACCTCGCATGCTTTATTTAGAAGATGAAGACCCAACAACTGCAAAGTTTTTGGGGGTAGAACTTGAGTTTGCATCAGAAAGAGAGATTACACAAAATGAAAAACTTCACGCAGAAGTAGAAAAAATGTATAAAATGTATAAAACATCTCCATCAATAATTCATGATGGGACAGTAAATGATAGAATGGGTATTGAAATGGTTTTACCACCTGCCACATATGCTTGGTATTTAAATCATGGAAATGTCTATTCAATGCTTGATTTGCTGGGAGGCGAAAGCTCTCTCTTGAACGAGACAACATCTGTTCATATTCATGTAAGCAAGCATCCGTTTACAAAAGAAGAATTAACAGAAATATTTACAGAATTCTATCAAAATCCTATGAAACATAGAATTTATGGTGGAAACAAAAACATATCTAGTATTAATAGGTATTCTAATTTTGAATCTTTGTCTGATATGGACTGGAAGCATTATTTTGAAACAGGAAAAGAAGGCATTGAGGGCTATAAGGCCGGAAAATATTTTGCATTAAATGATACTAGCAACACAATAGAGTTTAGGCATATGCGTGGAATTAATACATACGAAGGTCTAATGAAAAGAATAATCTATATAGCGGAGCTTGTTGGATGTGCCAGATAACTATTAAACCATTTGGGGCAGTTTTAAATATGGACCACATAAAAAAAGCAGCAGAATCAAATACTGATGGTTATGGTGTTGCAGCTTATGGTCCCAATACAGATAAAAGATTTAAGATATTTAAAACATTTAATGTAGATAAATATATTGATTGGATTGAAAAACACAACAAAAAAGAAAATAGTCTATTGTGTCATGCAAGATATACAACAAAGGGAGAAAACAGTATTGATAATATTCATCCTTTTTACTCCAAAAAGCATAAATTTATGTTTGCTCATAATGGAACATTTCATGGCTTTGGAGATGATACAATATCTGATTCAAGAGCATGGTTATCAGAAATACTAAACCCGCTTCCTGTTGGGTTTTATTCAAATAAGGGAATAAGACAACTACTTTCAAAGCAGATAAACAGCAGCAGAATCTGTATAATGACAACCGAAATGTCATGGTTTTGGGGTGATTGGAAAAAGACAGAGGACAATTGCTACCAAAGTAATCATTGGCATGAAAGAACCAGGCCTGGATATGGATCAACAAGTGTTTGGTCTGGAAATAAAAAAGACAATAAAAACAATAATCAACAAAATATTCCCTATACAGTTAAAGACAAAAGAAATAAGAGAAACATAAATAAGCCTTTTGGCAAAGATACAAAAATTACAAGTCTCTGGAAACAAAGACTGCCAGTAGTTGAAGGTGTTCCATTAAATACTGTATTTAGGGACACTGACTTCATACCGATAAACCTTGAGGATATGGAGTTTAGTAAATGTGAAATGTGTAACAGGGTAGAGTTAAGATCGCCAGAGGAAATCGTAAGAGAAACTTGCATGATCTGTTACAAAACATATCAAGCTAATAGCGTAGTTTCTGGCTTTACTGAATCCTACTTAGCCAACAGATAAGGAAATAATATGCTTGATTTAATCAGACAAAAAGCAGGAACGTCTGACGTTCGGAGGTGTCTTTGATGCCTTAGCAACGCCAGGCGAATATCAAGAAACCCTTGAACACAAAGGTAGCCTAACCTATGTTAAGATACCTTACATGCTCTACCTTGCCAGGCAAGCTTGGCCGGACCTCAGATGAACTATTAAGAATAGCGGTATTCACGAAGACTCAGTTTGGGTTCACTTAGAAATTCAGTGAACAGAAAATGATAAACCCATGACGGCTGCCACAATAGATGGATCAGCCATTAAAAAGATCAAAGGCACTGAAAAACACCTCGAACTGGGTAACGACTTTAAGGGTGCTGTAACTGAAGCACTTAGAAAACTGCTAAATCAAGCACTTGGAGTGTGCAACGACGTATATATTGCACATTTCCCTGAGCTGTCAAAAGATTCTGACGCCTATAAAACTATTGCAAAAGCTATGGGTGAAGATAAGCTCAAAAATTTACAAATCAACAAAGAAAATTACAAGCCGTTCTACAAGGCAGCATATCAAAAACTAAAGAAGGAATCGAATAATGAATAATGTAAGTGTAGTATTTAATCCTCAAGCAGCAGCCCCTTTTAACGGGGAAAATATTCTAGGCCATTTGGTGGAAACGAAAATCAGAAAAATTGGAGATAAATTCCTGGTAACTCCGGTCATCAAGATCGCCGACGGCCAAACTGGCACCGTGCAACATGCCAATGATGCCGATACCCAGATTGATATTTCCATTCTCACAGGGCGCACTCTGGAAAGCTCCAGGCCTCTGTGGTTTAATCCTAATGATGCAAGCAAGAACGGCGTGTATTATAAAGTTCTTAAAGACCTCGGAATTGAATTTGAGGACCTGGGCGGTGGAAATGTTGACCTTAAGCTGGTTGACAGAATGGACCTTTATGGAACTCCGGTTATTTTTACTGCAAAGAAGCTGGACACCCAGTATAACAAGGGTGTATTTGTAACGTATTTCGAATTAGACCCGAATGGCGATCATATTCTGCCGGGTGGTATCACCATTGAAAGCACAGAAGAACTGGACAAAGATGCCGAAGGCGCCTTCTAGTAAAAATACCTACTTTGTAGTAGTTTCAGGTGGTATTCCAGTAATACAGTATGCAGGAGCTGAGGCCCCAAATGGTCTCAGTTTCCTTCAGGCTGTAGAAAAATGTAAAAAAATACTAAATGAATATGTAGAATATTACAACAAGCTAACCGAGGAAGAGTTTGGAGATTATTCTTCTTTTATTAGTGTCGAAGATTTGGTTGGTAGCTACACCGAGCTGACTAAAGGACTTAGTAATGAAAAAAATTAATGAAGATTATATTATGTATCAGAACATGGAAGAGGCACTTGGAAATAAAGACATTTCAGGTTTTATTCTTCATACCTATAATTTCAATACAATAGAAAAAGCATGAAAGATATATCAAAGCAAGCTAAAATCTGATCCAAACACAGGTATAAACTATTTCCTGTATCTTCTGGGGAATCTAAAAGAAGAATTCCCAAATCACACTAACCCAGAAAGGAAAGTTCTTCATGAGTAATACACTTGAAAAGTCTGTTCTTAGTTATTATGCTAAGGGCGGAACCGTTAAAGCACAATTAGACACTCAACACTTCTCAAATCCTGTGCACGGTAAAATCTGAGAAAAAATTCTTGCATGTGATATACCAACTGACATAGCAGAGCTTAGTCTGGTTCTTACTCCAGATGAACTTGAATATGTAAGAAGCCACTCAGAGTCTTCCACTGATGACAATGTAATAAAGCACGCTACACACCTAAGAAATATTTGAAGGCAAAGTGAGCGTATTCGGGTATTAACCGATATTAATAAGAAGGTGGGAAACAAAGAGAGTATTGATGAAGACCTAAAAACATTCATGGCGTTGGGTGATGTAGAAGATAGATCACCTCAAAAGTCTATGGACAATGCACTGGAGAATTTGAGAGCAGGATTTCCTGTTATTGAAACAAGAATACCATATATTGACGAGTCTGCAAAAGGCCTAACCAGAGGTGAAATGAGTATTATTGCTGGCAGGCCAGGAAATGGCAAATCATCTCTTGCCATAAATATAGCAATGCAGCTTGCAAGAAATGGAAACAAGGTGGTATTCTTTTCAAGGGAAATGACCAAAGAACAGCTAATGGGCAGGATACTGTCTAATGAATTACGCATAGACAGTAGACAGTTCAGAGGAAAGCTTTCTAAAACTCTTGACAAAACACTTTCAGAGCATTCACCAAAGATTCTTGAAAAATATAAGAATTTGTTAATAGTAGATGATGTATGGGAACTGGATGGGACACTAAGAATACTTAACACCTTTGAACCTGACGTATTTATTGATGATTACGTTCAGCTTACAGAGGGTGATATAGGTTCTATGAAGGGAGATAGTCCACGATTTGAAATAAAGCAAGTTCTTAATGCTTACAAGCAACACTGTAAGCGGCTTAATATGCACGGTATAATTGTGTCTCAAATGAACCGAGAGGTTGAAAAGAGACTAACTTTCGTTCCTATGATGTCTGACCTTGCAGAAGCAGCCTTTCTTGAGCATGCAGCAGAGATGATACTATTCACTATGTATCCTCATGTTTACAATGCGAAGGAAGATAAAAATAAATTTATTGTATTCTGTAAGAAGTCAAGATACGGGAGCGTAGGAACCTACGAGATTGTTTATGAGCCAGAATTTCAGAACTTTAAAGCTTCTTAAACAACTCGAAATAAGTGAAAGGGCTATAAGGCTACTAATTGAAAAAATTCACATTAATAGGCGACGTGATTTGTTTGGGTTTGGGACACTCTCCAAGCATCGGAACGAATCTGTGGATGGCGCCTGATGGGACCATTGTTGCTAGTCGTGGTGCCCAGCCAGTAAGAAAAGTTAAAAGAGAAGAAATGCTTCCATTGAGAGAGCAGATACAAAAATTGCTTAATGAAATAGATGAATGCATACCGGAAGAGGGGAAAAGTTATTCATACGAAGCTGAACTATTTATCGACCAGGCAAACAGTTTATTAGAAGATATGAAGAACAGCAAGAAAGAAACAAAAGCAATTGAAAAAGTAATAAAAGCTTTGATTGAAGAAAAAGCATCGACAAAATCAAAGAGTATACCTTCAGTCAAAAAAAGAAGAATGGGAATGAATACATTCGCAACTGCAATAAATGAAACAATGAGAGCAACTGGAGTTAGCAGAGAACCTGATAATATTTAAAACAAACAAGGGGGCAAAAGCCCCCTTATCTTAAATAGAAAGTTTAGTCTCTCTTTTATATCCAATAACTTTTTCATATAATCGTTGTGTGTCTACAACATCCATGCGACAATGTTCAAGGATATAATTCATTGACTCCTTGCAACCAAGGCCAGCTTTTTTCCAAAGCTGAAAATCGAGCCTGGTTTTATTTGTGCTACCAAGCAAGTATTCAGTGGCAACTGCAAGACTTGAGCGACTTAATTTAAACTTATTTCTTATAATATAATAAAGATCAGTGTGACAAAGTTCTCCATGAATAGGAAAATCTATGTCATAATGAACTGCCTTGGAACGAATATAAGGAATATCAAAGCCGGTGCCAAAATAGGTAACTATACGGTCAAAGCGCTTGAGGTCTTTAACACACTTCTTAACGACAGCTCGATCGATGTTGTCGTAAACGCCTTTTTTAAACTTGGCAGCACCCTCGTAAATCTTATCGGAATCCATATCCTTAATGCAATAGCAAAGAAGCAAACCATTGTTTGCCTTCAAGTCGGTTACTTCTATATCGAAGAAGCCGATACGACCATTGTTAGGGTTCTCTTTCATGTAGCAGGAATAATGTTCAAGATAAGTATGGCCATGCTTGCATTTATGTGCATTCATCCATACCAATTCTTGCTTAGTCATCCTGTTTATAGGAAGCTTCATAATTTCTCCAAATTAATTTTAACTAATTGTTTATACTAAAAATAAAGGAAATTGTTCCATGTATGTGATAATTGGACATGCGTACAATTTGATATCAATTCCCGCAATGATTTTTAAAACATTTGAAGAACTACAAACCTTCATAGAAGAAAATTTTCCATTCAGAATAGCTGAAAGCGAGCTTCCTTTTCATTTTTATTCTGATAGAGTTGAAAATATGACAGTTGAAGATGTAGCTAAAAAACTATATATATCTTACTATGGCGGCTGTGGAGAGCTGGATGCAGTTATCATAAAAAAGGTCGCACCAGGGCAGAAACTTACCCATTTTAACCTGGACTAAAAAAGGAAAATATTCTATGATTCAAGCCAACATTCTGGAGCTTCCAGAATTTCACAAAATAACAACAAGGGCTGAGTATTGTAATTTATTTACAATGGTTGCCATAAAAATTGAGTATGAAGATAGTATTGGCTACCCATTTCAGTGTTATGTTTATTCTCTTGTTGAAGATAAAAAAGGATGGTCGATAACATTTGACCCCTCTGGCTTTATAGTAAACAAAGTAATGTATCATCACAATCAAGATAAAAACTATGGAAGCGCTGCCTGGGGCTCTACATATATAATAGAGCTAACTGAAAAAGAAGGAGTTGTTACAACATATATGATTGAAGAAAATTTTAAATGGTTATTTAGAGCGCTTGGAATTGCAAAATTCTTTAATGTATTTGAAGATCAAATTCTTGAAAGAATAAACTCCATAAAAGAAGAGCTGAAAGGCAAAAAGGCAATTGAATTAAAGCCGCCAGCAGATATGAATATCGAAATAGTCGAAGACCAGGAAGCTTCACACAAAAAAAGAGTAACAATTGGACCGGAGGACCCCCCAGAGGAGCCCAAAAACGGAGTTCAAGTTTAATCACCTCACAACACTATTCCCCCCCTTCTGCTGGGGGGGGGTAGTATAATATAAGGAGATAAATGGTTTTTCAATTTTTAAATTTAGACGAAAACAGGTTGCACATAATCAACGCAAAAGACCTAAGATTGGTTTATGACACACGCCCAGGAAGTAGAACACCATACACAATCCAATTGAATGATTCGTGGGTTGAAGTTTCTCGGCAAACATTCATGGATGCAAGAGCTTTAATGTCCGAAGAAGGAATGTTGCCACTTGGAAATGCGGAAAGAATAGAAGAAATAAATTTAAGGATAGAAAATGACTAAATACTACCACCTTCCATTTGGGGTAAACAGAGATGCAATAAAACACAATATTGAAAGCGATTATAATCCAATAGTTGCGAAGCAGGCAATGGAAATGGCTAAAAACGACTTGCCTTTAATGATAAGAATAACAGATGGATATATTGAAGTTTTTAAAACTCACTCACAAACAAAAAGAAATTTTAAAATGGAAACTGAGACCGATTATCATGAAAATTCAAACTGGGATAATGAAGACCCTTTATTTGATGAGTGGCAATCTAAAAACGTATCAAGTGTTACAGTTAATTTCGATCTTGATGCGGCGTGGTTCACAATGAAAGATGGAACTACATGGGCGCTGCATGATCCGACAGGTAAAGCAAGTCTAATTTTGAAACGCAAAAAAGCGGGTGAAGCCGTCTATCACACAATAGGTGCACCAGATAATTATTAGGAAAAAATATGAAATGTCCACAATGTAAAATAGATAGATCAAAAGCCACTGTTCCAGGAACAGAGAAATATATAAAAGAAAGAGGTGTATGTGATACATGTTGGGAAGAAAATCTTCCATTAATTAAAAGAAAGGAAGGCTATTATGTCCCGGGTGGATATGATATCTGGCCAGATACAATGGAAGAAAGAATACCCAACGATTGTGAAGATGAAAAAGCAAGACCACCAAGAATAGAGTGGAGTGAAAATAAACAAAAGTGGGCTTTAGTATTTGATTCAGCAGATTGTGGTGGATACGATGTTCAAAGTTTTATTTATTATTTTGACACAAAAAAAGATATATATGCATTCCTAGAAGAGGAAAATTAATGCTTATAGAACTTGAGATTTTAAGCAAGGTGGCAGTAGCTTTAAGTATATTGATGTTAACTGTTTATGGAAAAAAACTAAGGAAAAAAAATGATCGTCATCGTAAAATGCAAAAATGAACATATACATTATATAAATATAAAAAATATTTCAATAATGAACAACACAGAAAAACTAATTTGGATGAAATCTGGATTGTATATTGAGCCAGAACCTGAAGAGTTTGAGAGAATTCTTGTTTTATGGAAAATTATAAACAGCAACAATACAGATGTTTTTTTCAAAAAAAATCTTTTTAGGTTGAAAAAAATTAACAACCTTAGTGTTGGCGATATATTTATATGGAACAACACAGTTTTTAAAAAAATTGCAGATTATAAATATAAAATATTAGCTTTTAGAGAGATTCCAGAATATTACAATGATGGAAATGCCGAAATAGGAGAAATCCTTGAATATGTTGATGGCTTAAACATATACGGAATAGGTGATGCAATAGAAAAAAACTATAAAGTTTTAGTTTTTTATATCTAAAGGAGTTAATATATATAGATTTATCCAATAAACATTACAATCCGTTCGGATTTAAAGACTTAATCAAAAAACAGAAAGAAATAAATATGAGTATATTTGTTGACGATACAGCTAGAAGCACACCCAGAATGGTTGAGTTTGGCAAATTAAATAAAGGAGATGTATTCATAATCGACCTATCCTTGTTTGTCAAGACAAGTAGTGACTCAGCTATTTCGATTATGAATAAAAATAATCTTGAAGCAAAATTAGAAAAATTTGATGAGAACACAAAAGTTCTAACTCAACCAAACTTGAGTGTGCAAGTTGTTATATTCGATTAATCATTTACCCAATTGAAGACTACGTTGACTGGGAGTGTTAGAAATACGGGCAACATAAGACGGGCTACGTCCCACCCGAGATCACCCCAGTTTTCGTTATCTTCTTCATCTATCATGGATATCAGGGCTAAATTAAACATAAGTCTACCAGCTATAGATAGTGCAGGATTCTCGCCACCCCTAATCATAGAACCCATCTGTCGATGGAATGGTGATCTAAGAAATCCACTTAAAAATGGTATAGCCTGTAAACCAATAGAGAAGAATGTCATAGCGAATCTGGTGGATATAAGTCTAAGCATGGCCACCGCTTCGTGATCGACATTCGAATCAGAGGGATTGTATACTGGCTTATTATGAACAATTCTAAATCCGTAGGGACCTTCCCTCTTAATGCGAACATTGGTTAAATGATCAATAGCACCAAAGATGCGTTTGAATACGTCCTCTTTGCTGACATTCGAATCTAAATACGATTTAAGTATACGCCAGTCATGCAGCATCTGCTGAACAGGATATGCCTTATATAGGCCTATTTGCTGTCCAAGACCTAAAAATCCATCACCTAGGTATATCTGAGACATACCAAACATAGTATTATTAACTGCATTGCGTGCAATAGTAATAGCTTGGTTGGACATGAAAGCACTTGGTATACTAATACTTCTTTCTACACCATCTTCATCTACATAAGTATGAGATGTAGTAGCAGACAAATCTCCCAATGCACCAGACTCAGCAGCGGATAGTAGTGCCATAACAGCAGTCTGCTTACGCATATATCTTTCACCCTCAGTGAAGGTAAATAGCTCAGGAGCAAACCCCTCCCACCAAAACGAGAGCTTCCAGCCAATCATACGCTTCATACGAGTATCAGATACATCACCAAGCAATGCTCTAAATTTAGCTTCTAACTGCTTACTATTTTGCTCAGTCTTAGGAGTCATGAGTATATCTAAAAACAATTCACGAGTTCTACGAACAGTGGCTCTTTCACGAGAATCTTGTAAGCGTTGTTCTTCACGCTCTAAGGCCTCAAGCTGTTTAAGAAATACTCTCTTTTTTCTACTATCTTGTAAGCGTTCCAGGACATACCGGCGTTTAACATCTATTCTTTTCTGTGCATCTTCAATTTTGTTCAACTCCACCAACTTGGCTATTGCATTGAATCTGGGTAAACCATCTTCTACAAATTTCTGACGATTATTCCTGATCAGTCTTGTAAAATCTCTAAAAGACTTAGTAGGATACTGAACACCGGTTAATGGTATATCCACCAATCCGGCATCCATCTCTGTTAGCTTACCACCATGAGCCATTAAATCCATAAACATATTTGTTACTTCATCAATACCAGTTGCCTCTATAATAGCATCAATTTTAGCCTTGGGCCACTGCGGGTCTTTGCCATCCAGTATATGCATAGAACGCTTAAAAGCTTTCCAACCATATCTAATCAATGGATTAAGTATCTGAGTTCTATTGGTTAGTGCGCCACTACTGCCCAACAATGCAGAAGCAAACATACCCTTGGTAGTATTAACAAACTTCTGGATACTCTCAGGAGTGTGCTTATTGTCACCTTCTTCACCAAAACTATTTAACCAGTCAGCCATATCCTTGAATGAATATCTAAGCTTGCCAAAGCCAGCCTCAAGCTCAGGATCATAGAATGCAACCTTAAGCCTATTAACCATCCACTGCATAACATCAGAGTTGACAGGAACACCCATCTTCTTCAGTGCAGCAATAGTTTCAATAGACTGAATCATCAACTTATTCTTCTGAATAGAATAGAACACTTTCTGCAAATAGTCACTATGCACACCAGGGTCTTTTCTCCTGGCATGAAGATCAGTAAAATTAGCTCTACGCTTACCAAATACATTCTGCCTTGCAAGAACAGTTCTACCACCTATGGGTGCAGTGTCACCATCTTCTAACAGCTTCTCTATATCATTCATCTCGTAAGAGCCAGGTGCAAGATTCTCACGCTTCTTCATGAACCTGCCCAATTGCTCTTCAAGCGTAGACGTATCCTGTCCAGGCTGAGCAGTTTCCAGTGCTTCTTCTATACCAGCTATGGTTTCATCAATCATTCTGATAACTTCAGCCTTCTCATACAGTGCAGGAGCATAGTATCTCTGCTTCTTTTCAAAACTACTGTTACCAGTATGCAATGAGCCGTGCTCATCAACATAAACCTGCTCACCAATATTAAATATTCTTAAGAAAGTGTCAAGATAGTCAGTCCCATAGCGATCTTTACCAGTAACTCCATCACCTAATAGTCTTCGTAATTCATGTGCATCATTCTCCAACCAGAAAGTAAGCTTCTTCTCTTCAGCTCTTGACTGATCAACAAGCACATCGCCAACCTCGTCATAGATAGCCCTAAGTTCAATAATAACATCTATTAAGCTCTTGCTACCAGAGACCTCTGTTCTGTCAGAACGACCAGTAACCAGCTCAGTGCTAGGCTGATTTTCTATATAAAGATTTTCAATTCCGTCAAAAGACCAGTCTTTTACACGACGATTGTCTTCATCATAATCTTCGTAAGCTCTATGCTCTTCAGACTTGAAAAAACCATCTCTTGCCCAGCTAACATCTACGACAGAGGGAACTTGGTTTTTTTCTGAGTCATAGTAATATTCATTGCCATTTGAATCTCTCTTCCATACTATATACCCTCTTGTGGTCTCAAGACCAAAATTCTTATCAGGGTCTAACAGGACATACCGGTAAGCTTCATCACCAATCTCGGTATAGTGAATACCAGAAATTCCCTTAACCATGTCAACTTCTGCACGATTGGCATCCTGCAATCTCTGGATAAGGAGATCAATTACTTCTTTATCTCTCCCTTCGGGAGAATCTTTCCATTCAACATACCTTGTCTGGCCGTGTAAAAGATCATTAACAAACTCGTATGCCAACTTCTCAATAACTTTTTCCTTTAAGAAGTCTTTAGCAAGCGCTTTTTCAGGTAAAAATTGAATTTCTCCAGAAGCCATTCTAACGCGATGAACTATGCTACCCATATCATCTGTTGTCGAACCTAAGAACGTCGATTCTGAGCCATCCTCAAGCGTTATACGCACACCATCAAGGGTATATTCGGCTGGGATATACTGAACTTTGTCAATAATGTTGGAAACTGACTCAATATAGCCTGACATTGCCTGACTATATTTTTCATTATATCTTCTTGCGGCATTACGAGAACCCTCTACAAGTGTAGTAGCATTGCTTATAAAACTAGACAGCTTGCCAGTGGGGTCTATTCTTGATACGAATATGTTGACTGGAAGCAGTGCACGCTCAAGCCAGGGCAATTTCTTGCCCCAGCGAGTGCGTTGCAGATGCACAATCTTATTAATGTGTTTAGATATAGCCAACATCCTTCTGGCATTAGAGTCCACAAACAAGCTCTTGGGATCAGCAGGTATACCAACCTGTCGCTGGACAACCTCAACTAGTGCCTCAAGATATGTATTAGGATCATAGTTGTCGTAACCCCAGGCATTGGCAGTTTGTGCCATAGTTTGGATAAGATTATTACGCATCTTCTCCCACTCGGCAATAGCTACCTGACCAATCTTCTGATCGGCTACACCTTGAGCTGCAAGTTTAGACTCAACTTCACCCTTAGTTCCTATCCACCCAGACACTGAGCTGATAATGTTACCAAGAACTGCATCATTATACTCATTTGCTTGCGAATCATTGTAAACAGTTTTAAATTCACAGAAACTAGCCACAGTAAGCTCTTCCTTCTATTCTGTTAAGTATTTTACCAAATGTTGCCAATCTAACATCATCTTTGCCAATACTGGTTTCTCTTCTAGCCTTATACAGGTTGTCATAGTAACCATTAGCATACTCAGCCAACACCTCAGGATGCATCATCCATGCAGGAGGTATTGTTTTAAGTTTTGCTACCTTGCTACGCTTGCCATCACCACGAGAGAATGTGGGACCAGTAAGTATTCTAATGGTGGCCCATCGTTGTTCCATATCAGATAAGGCCTCCCATTTTGGGAACCATACTTCAAGGAACTCTTTACGCATAATCTCATTGTAGTCCAGCTTAAAACCAAGCTCTCTTAGCTCTTGCTTGGTAAGATTTTTACTTTCAAGGTCTTTCATCATTTTAGCAAAAACACCATTAAAAGCGCCATACATTTCGTCGCCAAACTTAAGACCGGATACAGACTCTTTAGTCTCGGCCCCAGGCTGCTCAATCAGGAATGGCTCCATAGCCTGAACCGCGTCAGCGTGTGCTGCCCAATAGGAGAAGTCTTTGTCCATAATGATAGGATTATCTGTTAGCGATATACCATTTTCCATATTGTTTAGATTCTGGCGCTTGGCAGACAATCCAAGATTGGACATTAGATACTCTATAGGTGTAACCTTATTGTTGGCATTCAAGCTTTTAAGCACGGCACGATTAGAGTTTAATCTATTGTTGATTCCATCACGCAAATTACTTGCCACTTCCTTGACAGGCTTAAGAGATATAACACCATCTTTATTGGGTAGTGTAAAATACCTGGAGCCTATTTCGTAGCTTCGCTTTATAATGTTGTCAATAGATACATTCTTTCCATTGATCATACCTTTTCTGTCGGCAGAATATTTAAACTCTTCATAGACTTTCTTAACAGCCTGTAACTCTGTAGAGGTCCACGCACCAGGAACAGGATTCTTACCAAGGTCGGGCCTCTTAAACATTCTAGTCATTACAAAATCAGTGAACGACATAGCCCTACCATCTCTGGTTGCAAAATCCAGGCTACCAATCAACCCAAACTTCTCATTATCCACAGCGGCCTGTAGCATGATAGAGAATTCGTGCTCCTTGGTGGTCTTCAGGTATGCTTTACTACCAACAGTCTCTATAGAGTCACCTTCTTGTAGTAGTTGTTTAAGAAACTTCTTGCCATCTTCAGTGTCAAGATACTTTGTATCTATGGACCAGTAGTCCATAATAGTAGGCTCTTCAGGCTGATACACTTCAAACTTGATATCTCTGGAAACCTTTTTATTCTTCGGACCTTCCTTGATTTCTATCACGCCTGAAATGTCCTTGTATGCCATAGTTGCAAGTGCGGTCTTCGCATTTACAATAACACCCTGACTATTCAGGGACTTGGTATTGTTAGCCAGCCTTGCTAGTCTTTCACTTGCAGAGTGTATACGATTACCAAGAACACCCTTGAGGAACAGAGACAGGTTAACTGTTTTGTCCTTCTTTGCAAACTCAGGGTCTTGTATCATATTATTCATGGCATCAAGAACAGGGGCATCTTCCTTGTTGAAATATTCTATATGAACAGAATCACCATCATGATCTGCTTCATGCAACTGGAAAACATCTTCTTTGGTCATAAACACAACTTGACCATGCTCACCAGGATTGGTGAAGTATTGAATCTTTCTGGGTTGAACCTTTGCAAATGACTGGATAGGCTGTCTGTGTATCAATACCCATACATCATTCTCTGCAAGATATTTGTTATACGTAGCTATTTTTGTAGGAACATCCATAGACTCCAACACCTCAGGATCAATGGCGCCATTCTCAACCATGTGAGTGCTAACCATGTTCATTGCAGTTGCATTGTCACCAGATATAACGACACTCTTGTTGTCTTTAAACTGAATAGGTCCAGCAGGTTTCAGATACAGTTTAGTTCCGAGTCCATCATTGTAGCGACGCATTTTAAACATCTTGTCAATAATAACAGAACGTTGCAATGTATTCAGCATCTGTGTAGCATACTGATATAAGTAAGCAGCCTTAGGCGAAGCCTTGAATGCGGCTTGCAAATCAGTGGGAACCTCATCGGGATTTGAGTGCTTTTTGATTAGCTTCTCAACATCTTGAGGCCTATTCTTTAAGCCGAATACGAAGTCACTATACTTCCTCGCAGTCCGGTTGATGTAGGAAGTAAGCGTCTTCAAGTATTCTCTAGCAGCTTCACTGTTTTCCATAAAGCCCTTGGATAGTGTTAATTCATATCCAGCTACAGGATTGGCAGCACGCTTAGACGACTTCTCTCCTACAAATAATACACGTGTAGAGCTTTCAGGTAGCTCAGGCAGTATCTCATATTTGGCAGATAGTGCACCAAAACTATCCTTAACCTCATCGTTGGTAGCCAGCCTATCAAACTCTTTTCCATTGGCGTCACGCCATGTGCCATTTTTGTATATAGCTATTCGTTTCCCATCTTTTCTTACTTCAGTATTTTTAAAGGGAACCATTTCAAGCATCTTGGCTGCAATATAATCAGTTCTGTTGTCAGGATCAAGGTGTCTAATCACAGTCTTCCACACTCTGGGATTGCCCCTAACACCAGACACTTTAGCCCATCTATCCATCAGCTTAGCACTAGTCATCATCCAGCCATCATGTGCAGAATCCTCTGCATTTCTCATGTGCTCAAACTTGGTGCCATTATGGAAGAACTCTACTTCATTGGCATTAACAACCATCATCTTGGTGGGTCCAGAGCCTACAGGCACCCAGCCCTTACCAAGGTCTAGCTTCAATCTCTTGAAGAAATCAGATACAGACTTATATCTTTTAGGTGCAAGATACCCATTGCCCTTAATGGACTTCATCTTGGCATGCCAGCCAATGGCCTGCGCCCAAGCATAGGGATTACTTCTGGCTAGAGGTCTAATATCGTTAGCCATCTCCTTTAGAACCTTAACACTGGGAATGGTTCCAGCAGCTACTTCTTTTGCCATATATTCGAGAAACGCTTGCTCGGTGGTTATGGTGGCAAGCTTTCCGGTAATGGCAGAAAATAGCGCCTGACTGTTGTCACCAGCAACTTCACCCAAGAAAAACTTGAGGTGTGGAACACCCTTCTCTCCCTTGGTTTTATTGTATGTATGCCATTCCTTGGCAAACAGCTTGTTGAGATTTTGAACAGACTCGGGAGACAGATTGAAGTCACCAATCCCACCAGGGGTAACATACTTCTTGCCCTTGTATTCCTTGTTGATATACACATCTCTCTTAAGAGACAAGTAGAACAGTCTGTTGGCTATGCCATTATTAATCTGATCATATTCGATAAAGTTCTGAGGTTCCATGTCGGGGTTCTTTTTAGTTCCCTGCAACTGAGTCTCTTCTAGCTCTTCAATGCGATTGACAGTAGTAGTTCCAGTTTGCCAGTCCTCGTCAAGAACTAATTGCAATCTAAATCTGTGATCAGGATGTCTTTTACCGCTTCCTTTAAAATACACTCTTACCTTTGATAAACCTTTCTGATAGAAGTCTTTCAATTTTTTAAGCACCCTCTGGTCTGATAGGTTAATATCCTTGCCTGCTTCTTTTTTAATTATAGTAGCAACAAGTCCAGAGAATGTAGCAATGTCATCAACATTGCCAAGATTGAGACTGGGATTGGCTTTTGCAACTTCATACATTTGACGAAGAGCATCTTTACTCAGGTATACACCATATTCAGCAAAGAACGATTTCTCAAAAGAGGAAATTACATTCTCAACTTCCATGCTGCCATCACGATCGTCTGTCTCGGGTTCTTTGGACTCCTGTTCCATATAATACGTTGTAGCAGCAACATTCGTTCCAGAGTCTTTGCCTCTTACTCCACCAGTATCAACAACCATGAAACCAGCATTCTCGTCCTCAGTAAAATTGGACGTAGACTCGGGCACATCATCAGTGGTGGCATCTTCAAAGCCTTGAATATCTATGTCTGGTGCAGGCTCAACAGTTTTGGACTCACTAAAGATTTCATTAATAACTTCAGACAAGACATTGTCATCGCTCTTTATACCAAGAACATCTTTGATAATGTCTAACAGTTCTTGCCAAACAGATTTGCCTGCCCTATACTCTACACCAGATAGCAGTTCTTGAAATGATGGACTACTTAAGGCGCCAGCTAAAAACTCTTCGGGGTTACTCATCAAGTAGTGCGCCCTTGCACCAAGAACTTCTCCGGTGTCAAATCTACCATTGAACTCTTCAATCCAGCCAGGGCGGTTCTCGGCAAGCCAGTCACGTGTATGCTTGTGCAATGCCTTGATCTTTTTCTGAAACTTTTTGTCAGAGAAAAATCTATCATGGGTGATTAAGTGTGTAAGCTCATGCAAAACTACTTCAACATCAAGGCCCTTGGGGCTTGGCATTTCAAATACATTCTGATTGAATGCCAGAATTTTGTGAATGCTATTATAGAATCCGGGAATTTCTTTTCCGTTAGGGCCAATCTTCCCATTATAATACAGAACACCATTGATCTTATTTTCAAGCTTCATGTCAAGAAACTTTTTGACTAGCAATCCAGCAGGGCCATCCTTGTCTAGCATTTCAAGAAGTATATCTTCACGAAGAGACTCAGGCTCAACCAGCTGAAAGTCTTCAGCATGATCTCTGAAGCCGGGCATGCTGTCAACTATCTCATCAATCAGTATTTCATTTTTAATGCTTTCTTTTATACCATGAGCAGTTAACCTGCCATTTGCATCAAAGTCATAAGCATTGCCTGTAGCATATTCCACAACTTCAACAAAATAATGAGCTAAGTCTGCATTGTGTTTTTTGTTGCCCTGATTTAAAAATTTATCCCACTCAGATTCAGCACGAGATTTTACATCCTCTATGGTCTTAAGTTTTTCATCTTTAGGCAGGGCCCTAATCCTGGCACCCTCTTTTTTGGCTGCCTCAGTTTTTAGCCCTACTTCTTGAACGACGCTATCAGCGCCAGAATCTGCAACACTACTTCCTTCAGCTGCTTGAATATTTGCGGGAGCGTCTGGAAGATCGTCATCATCTTCGAGTAAAGCTGCTTGAGCCTGCTCGGCAGTGAGCTGTTTTCCCTTAACAGGCTTAGCACCTGTCTTAGAATCACCAGTATCCCCGACAGGGGCACTTTTCTTATTACTTCTAGTATCAGCCTTATAATATTCATCTAGGTTCTCCACCCCTGTTAGGGCTCCAATTAATCTCAGATACCTGTCAGGGTTTTTATTTTTCTTAAAATCTTTTTTAGCTTCCTCAACACTGGCCATATAATTACGAATCTCGGGAGATTGATAGCCATACTTCTCCCCCACAACTGCCAAGTGATCTTCAGCCAGCTGGCTTACCTTGTCAAGATCAACAAACTTTCCAGTTCTCTTATTGCTAACCTTGGGAAGACTTGCTTTAGCTTTCGGGCTTTCAGGTAAATCAGTAGTAGCAGCAAGCTCTTTAGCCCCGAATGCATCTTCTGCATCGAGTTGATATTCTGCCTGTGCCGGGCCAAAGCCCTCTACAAATCTAATCTTTCCACCAGTAGAGCCAAGGTTTTTGTCAAAGAATACAGTAGGCCTAGACTTGTTCCTTCTGGACCACTTCAACACATTAAAGATTAACTCTTCGTTCCATTCACCATTTTTCTTTAGCAAGTCTTCAGGTATATTGGCTTCCTGGTATACAGAGCCCAATGCTGCAAGCACTTGCTTCTTTTCGTGACCAGGCAGTGCATTGTATTCTTTGTCGGCAGCGGTTGTTGCAGAGAAATAATAGGCCAGCTTTTCTCTATTGCTTTTGCCAGGTATTCCACCAACAGCTTTTTCTTCAGGGTCGGCCATACGAGACACCGGACTACGCTCTTCTTTTTTAGGAGGCTCAGCAATGGCTTCTTCCAGTGTAGGCTTTTCAGGCTCTTTGGTGGGAGCTTTTTCTACTTTTGGTTTTTCCTTTGTAACAGGCTCAACAGGGGCAGACGACTCTTCGGTCGGTAAATCTGCTGAAGTCGATTGTGGTTGATCCTCAGGCGTTTCAGTGAGGGATTCCTCGGTCTTCTCAACCACCTCTTTTACTTTGGGACTTAAAGTTTCAAACTGTCCCTTGCCGACCTGCTCTACAAACTTGGCTTTCTGAAAACCATCGAGCTTCTTTAAGAACTCATTAAAAATTGTTGCTTTAACAGGATCATTTAAGTCATGGTCCTTGACAAGACCAAGATAAGCTTTAGCAGCCTTCTCCCCGTCCTTGCTAAACTGTTTGGCTACATTAGCTGCTCCAGAAGGGCCAGCACCGCCAAAAAGACCACCAGCAATAGATTGATGAAACTGAGGGTCCGAAACAGCTTCCTTGAACCATTCTCCGTCAATTTCACGGTTGTCCACCTTATAGTCGATTATTCCTTTCTGGGAAAGAAACTGGACAGCTTCAGTTAAAGCCTCTGTTCCAGAGTCCAGTCCAGTAGCACCAATCATGCCCTTAACCCTAGAGTATATGCCCAGGTTTTCCTGAGCGAGCCGACTGAATGCCTTGGTCGCAATTTCAGAGCTATTAGCAGCTCCTGCCTCAGTGGCCTCTCTTAAAAATTTAGCAGAGAAATCTCCAAAAGCATTCTTGCCAACCAAGCCCAGTGATTTTGTTACAGAGAAAGGAACGATAGATTCTAATGCACCGGCTATTACACCATACATTAGTCCAGATTCTGCTGCAAGTTCCTGTATCTTCTCTTCGGAATAGCCTTTCTTGCGAGCACGTTCTTCAGCTTCTCTGTATGCGTCAGATGCTTCAAGTGCACCACCAGCAGCTGCGGATGCAGCAAATGCAGCTACAGGATTACCACCAGTTAATAAACCGGCAGTGGCACCAGCACCAATAGTCACGGCCATAGAAGACGCGACAGATGATATCGTGGAGGAGAACATGGCGGGATTTGTAAAGAACTCGCCCCACTCAAATGGATTCTCTCCAGCCCACTGTCTATAGTTAGACAGGGTTTTATCGTTTTGCATTTCCAGTTCTGCAAGATGCGATGCAGACTTATACCACTTTCTGGCTGATTCTTTAAGTTCGTCTGTTCCGCCAATAGCATCAGAGTATATATTGCCAAGTGCGGCAGCAGTTTGTTCACCTCTGAATACCTGCTCCCTGATAGGCTCAATAAAACCACCAACAAACCCAGGGTTTTCTGCTGGCTCTCGCTTGAACTCTATTTTATCAAGAAACCCAGGGTTTGAGGCCTGGGTCACTTTTAAAATAGCATCATCAGATAAAGTTCTATACTTGTGCGGTAGCGAATCTCTTAATCTGTTTACAAAATCTTTTTTAGTAATCGGCAAGACTATTTTCCTTCAATGAGATTTTTAAGTTGAAGAATTGCATTATCCCCGCCATAAACCATCAGCTCCAAAAGCTTGTTTGGGGGAGAGTGCTGGAAGCCACCCTTTACGGCTGACCAGATATTCTTTCCATAGCTTAACTCTGGATAGGGGCCAATCGGACCATACCCTGTAGACTTGAGTGCATTTACAAGAAATTCACCTCTGGCATCCGACAACGCATCCTTTGCCGCAAGAGACTCTTCTTCTTGTTCGAGCAGGAGCTCTGCCTGTCGTTTGATTAGCCGTTGCATTGCCTGTGGATCGTTAATAGCTCTTACGGCGTCTAATTCATCCTGATACTCTTGTAGGGTTTGGTAGCCACGAATCAGATCACCAGCATATTCCTTGTGCTCTCTGTTCTCACCATTGAATGGCCAGGGCCAGCTGCTGTAGTCCATGTTTCCGACCAGTGAAGGCACATCTTTGGATACCGCCCTCATTAAATCGTTGGCCACAGATAAAGCACCTTCAGTGTCGCCTTGATTTCTGAGCTTCTTATACTCAGACATTAAGGACTGATACTTTTCAGGTATGGCACTGTCATTATACTTTGTAGCCATTTCAACTAAGTTTCCCGCTAGGGCATTCATACCCTCAGATAGATTAGTAGCACCAGAATCTACGTCTGGCATCATAAACCCACCATCTGTAATTTCAAACTCTCTATTAGTGTCTTCAAGCTTGCTTTTGAGCTGACGATAACGAGATATAACATCCTTACGTAAAACATCTAAATTTGGACCAGAACCAGAAGTTTTTTTCTGGTTAGCCATTTTACGACGAAGTTGAAAGTTTCGCTCTTTGTCAAGCTGGTCAAAGGTTCCGCTCATAAGCTCTTGAAATTTTGCTTTAATGCCAGCTATCTCATCTTGACTTACCGGGGCGCCACGATCCTTGGCCATTTGATTGATTAGTTGAGCCATTTCGCTCTCGCTTACTACCGCCTGGTCTCTTAGTGTTTTGCTCGGGTCTAGTTGTCTTGCAGTTTCATATTTATCAAGAGCTTGATTGTATCCAGTATAATACTCTTGGGCACGCCCCAGGAGAGCTTGCCTGCGTTCGGCCAGGGAGTTAATCTCACTAAGCATCGAATCACGATCTGAGGCCATTCTCGTGCGCTCTGCATCCACTATAGAGCCAGCATCTGTTACCTCACCAGTGCTTGCAGATATATTGTCTACCCTTTTCTGAACACCAGATAGCTTTGCAAAGTCTCTTTCCATTCGAAAGACTTCATCTTGCATAGCTCCCAATCTTCTATTAACTCTATCGAGTTCACGTTCATCTGATTGCACTCTGAGGCTGAGCAACTGCATAGCACGACCTTCATCACGCTGAGCTTTGTTGGCCTGCTTATCGATAATACTATTGAGCAAACCAATGGTTTGCAATGTTCCTCTGTCTACTGCCATTATTTAGCCTTTCTTAAAACAAGCCCAAAAATTTCTGTTTAGATTGCTGGTCAAACATTTTCTCTTGACCTTTGAGTTCTGACATTTTAACATCCAGGTTCGCCTGGTCTCTGGCTACACCTTGATCGATAGATAGCTTGTCCTCGGTAAATCTATCATACAAAGAATCCTGAGAATTGCTAAACGATCTACGAGCAAACTTGTCGTTGACAGCTTGATTGCGTTCAACCGTTCCGGAAAAAGCCATACCTGCTTTTTGTGTCGCAGCATTGGCTGCTTCATTAGACTTGAACAATCCCTCGTTTACTCTATCCATCAAAGACTTAACCTGGTTGCCATATACATTTGTGGCAAACTCTTTGCGAAGCTTGCCAAGCTCATTAATCTGCTCTCGCTGTTCACCAATCCTACGCATCTGATCCTGGACATTGGCCTTCTGTCTGCGACCATGCTGTCTGTTCTTACCGGCACCAGTAATACCTTCATACAGGGTAACACCGAGCCCTATTGCTGCAAATAAACCCATTAGTATCCCCTTATAGCTTTAAGAAGGTTCTGCTCACCTTGATAATCGTCATATGCTTTAAGGCCAAGGATGTGCTCACGCCCATACTGTTTGCCTTCCATCATAAACTTAGGATTCCCAAACCAGTTAGTAAACTTGTTAGACTGTGTAGTAAAGCCCTTGCCTTCTGCGTAATCAATCAGTTTTCTATTGTCTTTATACATATCATACAAGCTTGCACCCGCATTGAGTAGTCCGCCAAGAGCTGCAAAATTGTTTGATCTGTTTTGCATCTTTTGCTGATGTGCTCTATCTTCATACTGAAGATTAACACCAAGGGAGCGAAGCTTGCCATCTGTGGATGCTACCTTTTGCTGAGCACTGGCAAGTTTTGAATATAAAGTATTTGCCATTTTTTTTTCTCCTAGGCCCGAGTAAATGCAACTTTGTATAAACTGTTTTTAATTCTTACATACATGCATACACCAACTCCGGCAACGTCTCGAACTTTTATTTCGCCTTCTTTTATATCATTCAATCTAAGCTCTCCGCCGGAGTCAAAGCTTATATCAATACCTTTGCTGTGCTGCAACCTCTTTACCAGCGAAAAAACTTCTGATCTTGGTAAGTTCATTATCTTACTCCAAGCACTCTATAGATTATTTGTATTCCATCAATTTCAAAATCTGAGCCAACAGCCGCACTTGAATCTATCACTACACCAAACGAATCTACGTTTCTGGATGCAGTAGAACTTGCTACAGTCATTTCAGTTACTACAAAGGTAGAAGCGTCGGGCAAGACAGGCGGGCTGAAGGCCAACAAGTCCGATGTGCCATCAACCCTGTATCTCACCCTGACGTTTCCATCAGAATTTTTATGTCTTATATACAGAGTATAGATGCTCTTCTTAGTTCCAGGCAATCCAAAGTCAAGGTCTCCTGTCTCTAGGTATAGACTAGTAGTGGATGTAGTAGAAGAAGAATTCCATCGTTCTATGTTTAAATCTTGCCCATCTAGTATGATAGCCTGATTAGAACTATTCACATCCCAGTTGGTCAATGTGTGTGTAGCAGCAGTAGAGCCTAGCTTCGCGATGCCCTTAGTCCACAGACCATCTTCGATCTCATAGATTAGCATATCTTGAGCTGCCGCACCTGTGCTTCCAGCAGTAACAAGTATCTTCTTGTCTAGTGGGTCATACCCCAATACAGGCTTGGCCGTAAGGAATGCATTCCAGTTGGCAAGAGATATCTTGCGCTTAGAAGGATCACGATTGTCAAGCAATAGGTCAACTATACGATTGCCATCAAACACATAGCAACCCTTAGTGTTGGCCCATACCACTCCAAAGTCTGTTCTCACAACCTGTGCAGGGGTTGCCACACCTAAATAGTCATATTGACCTTCAAGAAATTCTATACCCTGGGCAATGTTAATTATATTCAGGTTTCTTCCCTTGAACTCAAGAATGCGATCTGCATACTCCTCCAGCTTAACTATGGACTGACCATCACCCTTGACAGCTTCAAGTCTGTTCTCTGGTATAATAGTGTCGAAAGAGTTGGGTATAGACTTGAATATTGCATCGCCATATACTGTGCCATCATGCTTAACATTGCCATAGTAGGCAGTTCTATTGGTCACTACAGCTGTTTTATACTTGCCAATTCTCTCAACATTAATATCAGTGATGCCAGTAAGAGAATTAAACGTATCAGGTTGTAAACCATAGCTTGTTACAAAAACTCTTAGATACTGCAATGCAGTAGATATATTAGTAGACGCACGCGTAGGCGTGTATGTAGTAAATCCGCCAGGGTCACTGTTTGTCAGACTTACATATCCACCAGTTTTAAAGTCAAAGGTTGCAACATAAGACCAGTCATCTTCGTCTGCCACTCTCCCATACAGCCTCATTCCTTTGATGTCTGGATCGATAGGTCCAGTAACCATTAAGTTGAATCCAAGCTTGTATGGTGCAGTCTTCGTATTGTTTGTTAGAGCTATAGAGAATGTTGACTCACCAGGATTAGACTCTCTACCATCCGTATACAAGTTAGTGAAAGCCATATCGTATGTGGCACTTAGATATGTGCCATCATTAGTAAGCTCTGTGTCTCCATACAGTAACCAATTGAGTATTACATCGCCAGCAGTATTGCCAAACATTACTACACCAGCAGATGCCCAATCATTACCACCGCTTAGATCATCAGTGACCAATGCAGTGCTACCGGTTCTGGTTAGCACTCTTGCAACCTCGCTACTACCCACATGCAATGCAAGCAGGTTTGTGGCAGGACTTGGGAATGCTAAAGCCGAGTAATAATCCAAACTTGTGGTCATTAACAAGTTGGATGTAGAGCCATTAGAACTTGCTGTTTGAATCAGTGTATTTGATATAGTTATAGAACTAGTCGGAGACGTTGTTCCGAATGCTGATACATACCACTTGCCCAGTGTTTCTTCGTAGGTAGTTCCTTCCCATCTTGTCTGTTGAATATAGGAAAGAGTCTGGTTGGTAGTCTTGGTTGTATCAAGATTGCCATCACCTATGTATAGGGTGTTGTCTACAGCAAATACAACAGGGTAGAACGGAGTTGTGTCTCCAGTAGCAATAGTTAGATATGCTACGCCAGAGGTAGTAGATATAGCTACACCTGACTCGTTGAGCACTTCAACTACTTTGTTGTTGCTACCATCTTTTCCAGCTATTACAGTATAGGCTGTAGGCGACAGGTTGCCTGTAGAGCCGAAGTCCGACTCAAAGGTGTATAACCCATAGCCTGGCTCTATAGTCGTAACCTGAGTGATCTTCGAGGACCAGTCAGGGCTTGTGATGGTTTCCATACTGCCAAGAACCTTGATAGAGCCTTCCTTGCCCAGGTCTACGTCATCAGCCCTCTGGAACTCGCCAGGGTTGAGATTGCGACCAGTGGGGTCGTCTACAAGTCCGCCAGAAAAGTTTTCTATTAATACTTGCTGTTTAGGCATTATTGCATTCCTACTTCAATAAATTGGTTTAGTTTGTCGCCAGTTCCAATAACTATAATAAAACGCATAGAGTCCCCAACTGCGTTGCTGTTAAAGTTAGCTGCCGGGAAATAAAGATTCGATCCACCAGTATTGACCAATGAGCGTGCAAGCGTATCAGCCTTGCCATCAGCGCCTACAGAGTAGGTATACCAAGTGTCATTGATTTTAATCTGCGGAATAACTGTCATACAGCTATCGGATTCGCTGGCACCAGTAGTGCTTGTAGTGTCTGTCTGAATACCAAGAGTGATAGCACCACGAAACATGCTAACCGGGAATGCGTTAGTTGTGTCACGAGTTGTAAACTGCTTCTTTGCACCAGCATCACTATATATAACAAACTTGCCATACTTCTGCGTAGCGGCTGAGCTGAAGCCCTGTGCTTGGTAGTAATTGGGTGTTTGCAATAGGTTCAAAGAGGATGTTACTCCACGAACGGCTAGTAGGCCAACAATAGCTATACCAATCCATTTAAGAATATTCTTCATTACTTATCCTTACTTTTGTTTTCTAGTTCGATAACCCTTGCTACGAGGTGCGCCTCTCTAACTTTAAGGGCTTCATGATCTACTAATAGATCGTTATACTTCTTGGTGATGGCTTCCTTCTCTTCTTGAAGGGCCTCAATTTGTGTTCTCTGTTTTGCGGTTTCATCCTCTAAAACCAGCAACTTTGTCTGCAACTCCCCAAACTTTACGAATAACTCCGCTGTCGCCTTCCTTGACTCGTCTAGTTGTTGGGTAAGATTGATAGCGTATTGTTCAGCTGCTTCAGTAAGAGAAATTTGAATGTTGGCATTTGAGCCTCTTCTCCCGAAGATGCTCTTGATCAGCTGAAGTCCAACGCCACCACCCAGTAAACCCACAGCCAGAGTAACGAAGTCGAAATTCTCCACGTTTACTCCTTCAGGTGTAGGGGGCATAAAGCCCCCAACTATTAGTTTTGTATTATCTGAGTTCATCATCTTTAATAAGATATTGATTGATAAACAGGAAGTTTCTGAGAATGAGTTCGTTTAAATCTTCGATCACAGCCTCAAAATCCAAATCTTCTGGTGCGAAAACAGAATTGAGTTTAGCGATAAGCTGATCTCTTTCTGCTTCGTCCATGTCTAAAGCTTCGTCCTTAACCTCACCGATGCCTACAGCTGCTGCCGGTAATGCACTAATAGCATTAACTAGGTGCGGGAGACCATCGAGATAGTCACCACTCTTGCGGATAGCAGCAAAAGCATTAAGAAGTTGTCCGAAAACTACGTAGACTTCTTCAAGATTCTTAATTCCAGCCACTAAATTTCTCCTTTCAGTTTATAGTAGATTTCAAATGGCAATATACACTGTAGGATGTTTCTATCAGGATTCTTAACCCACAGTATGTGAATCCCTATATTGTAAATCGTAAAGTGGCCTAGCAACATATATACAAGCCAGACCCATGTAAAGCCTTCCCACAACCAGACGTATCCAGCAATTGTCAACCATGCAGCTGTGTGGTCTGTATCCCCATGAGGTGGCAATATCACAGGCGAATCCAACCATTTCCATCTCAGCTTGTCGGGCTTTCTTGTAATTATTTGTGACAGACTGTGAAAGAGTGCCAGCAATGCCCAACTAATATATAACGTATTCATTGTTCATCACAGTTGACATTTGTTGAATTTCCGTATCTGTATAAACTCCATCCATAACAACAAGCCTCAATATGGAACCAGAGAAGTATGCAGTCAACGCAGCAGAAGGATTCCTTCCATACCCAACCTTTATTTCTTCGCTTGTCAGGTTTACAGTATTCGTAGGGTTGGCTTCTGCGGTTGAAGTTTGTTTGGCACCGTTCTGCCAAAGCTCGGTAGCTCCATAATTGGTTCCAAATTTCCAGATCAATACAGAGTAGTTGGTTACTGCCGAAACATTTTGCCACCGCTTATTGCCATTATTCCACCTGGCGCTAGGATCGGGAGGAGTAGACTCATCTTCAAATGAGGTGATCAGAACAGTTCCAGCGGAGCCAGAAGAGTCTCCAATGTGGAATATTCTTCCGCTATTAGTCCCTTTAACGACTGCTATAACAACGATGTTTGGGTTTCCAGTTAATCCAATCCCAGATAGGGAATACAGCCTTTCATTGCTTGCCGCATCAAATGTTACAGCATGGTGTCCTGCCTGGCTTAGAGAGTCATGCAATGGAAAGTATGGATTTATAGACTTTAAATTGTATCCATTTCCACTATTGTCTCCCCAGTTTGTCACATTTCCAGAACCATTTACTGTTATGTTCAGGTCTCCATTCCAGTCCGCTCTTACAGTTCCAATTTCTGCTAGAGTTGTAGGCTCACTGGTGGAGACTGTCGGGTTTGATATGTAGTCACGATGAGACTTGAACTCCTGGAACTGCCCATGCGCCTGGATGACTAGCAGGAGCATTAAAAATATTTTATACATCATGCCACCTATTGTTGTATGTTGTCTATGAAGACTCTTGAGCCGTTGTCGTTTCGCAATTTCAAAAGAACCAGCCTATAAAAATTCTCAAGTCCGCCCGTTCTGTCTGATCCATCTGCCGCAGATACAACATAATAGTTATAGTTAGAATCCATAGGGTTGGTGCCAAGAAATACTACCGGCCTTGGAAGTGTTATAGCCCAGCCGCTAACCCGCTTGTATCCATTCTGGTATTGGATTGGATAATCCTGAACACTCCAGTTATTTATTTGTAGCGATGTGTTTGTGGCCCATCTTGCCACCCTTCTAGCTCCAGCTACACTATAATAACAATACCATGTAGAGCCAATCTGCTCTATCGTTGGTCCTTCAAGAACATTCTCCTGTCCACTTTCCGCAGTAATATCCATTATGCCAACTTCGGTATATCCAGTTCCTGGTTTAGTAGAAGACAGCAAAAAGAGTCTTTGGTTGTTTGCAATTGCCATATAGTATGTGCTTCCACTCTTGAATACATATGGATCAAGAACACCCTGGGCAGAAGAGCCCCCCGTTGGGATACCAGTCCATGCAGTATCTTTTGCAGACCATGTGGCACCAGAGTCTACTGAGTGCCATGTAAGGATTGTTGAGTCACCAGCACCTAAATTTACCCAGTCTTGGGCATAAAGCCAAAGAGTATCTCCAGCGGCATCATAATACAATGCCGGAACTGCCGCAAGTGTATCAATCTTTGTAGAGGTGTTTAGTGTTGCCAAAGAATCTGTGCTAGTAGCCATCCTTAGAGTTCTGTCGGTTTTTTCATAAAAGAATATTCTCCAAACATCATCCACGGAGTCGTATAAGCCGGCGTAAAGAACTGGTCTCTTTGTTGTCGCCCCAGAGTCTGGATACTGAACTTGAGTTGCTGCAAAGAAGTCATCTTCTTCTGTGTAACTTTGAAATGTTGTTGATGCAAGATAATCTTTTACATCAACGCTGTAGTTATAAGCAATCTCTGTTGAGTTCATTATTTTATCATATTTTCTCCAAAACTTCATAGCGCCAAAGAAGGATTGATCTATACTTCCATTATGGCTACCACCGATAATAAGAGCCGTTGAATTAGTTGGAAGCGTGGCGGGTAAGGGCTTGTTCCATGTATTGACACCATTCCTGTAGAAATGGATACTGTCAGCACTCGCACTAATTACAATTGCAATAGAATACCATGTATTTCTTTCTAGGACGCTTGAGCTATCTATTACACTTCTAAGGCTGCCGTTGTAGTAGTCAAAAGAAAGATATCCGTCGGAAGCCCTTCTGTAAACATGATAATTTAAAGACGATGATCCAACAATACCCTTACTAAATAAGCTTTCCAAATTGCCATCTTGGGCACCATACGGGGTTGAAAAGAATACACCAAATTCAATAGTTTTCGATGAATCCAAATCTAATCCTGATTCGTTGGCATCTGAAATGAATCTGTTTGCCGCATACACCATCCCATCGCTTGGATAAGACCAGCTTCGACCGGGATGAGGTTCAGAACCACCAGTCCATGTCTCTCCAACTTCGGTTGTTATGATGGTCCCAATGTTATCGTTCAACGTGTCAGTTCTTGTATCTGTTTCATTCCAAATAAACTCGTGTGATAAAGAGTTTGCAGCTCTTGACCCAACGGAAGCGTCGATAAGCGATTGAACCTCACTGGAGTCTATGTATGTCTTCCAAGAAGTTCCATGCCACATTTGAAACTTGTTTTTTGTTGTATTGTAGACAATACGGCCCTTGTCTCTATTAGAGGCAGGGCTTGGTCTATTAGCAGATGTGTAGTTTTCTGGATATGTTGCAACTCTTGTCCAGTAACCGCCCGTTGCTGCAAATACATTCATTGGGTGAGCAGTTCCAGAGGTTTTCCAAACAAATAATCCGCCACCCGTTCCGTCAGAGTATATTTTGTCAAGCGACACTAGAGTTCCAACGCTATCAGCTGAAAAATTTTTGATTGCTGCTGTATCGCTAAACTGCTGTATATCCCCAAGGTGGTTTGTTATGTAGTTATCCATAGTTCTGAAAACACCATCCTGCGACACATAGACCGTATCCATTCTTGCTATTCTGTCGCCCTTTGGAACACTCTGCGAATATACAGAAAGGAATGACAGAAGGAATGAAATTAATATAATAAATCTTTTCACTAGGTAGTTCCTCCGGATGGAATTGTTAATATGTTGTCACCCCAGTAAATTGCACCTTTATACCATGCAGGGACAGTTACACCTGTAGTGCTCGGGTAGGTAATAACCAGCGTTCCCTTTATAGTGCTTGTAATATCAGCATAGTAATTGCCATCACCACCATCCGTGTAAGTGTATAGGGCTACACCTGTATAGCCTGATGTTCCAGTAGAGAATGAGTAGAGCTTAACCGTAAGCCCTTCATACCCTGCATATCCATTACCGCTGGGGCGTGCTATGTAAACTTTATTTACCATTATTTAATCACTCCCGGACCTTGCGGTATGATGAATGCCACTCTTCCATGACCTTTACGGTTTGTCATTTCTCTCTGAACCTTGGCATGAAACTTACGCATACAGGCTTCCGCCAGGCGCTGGTCCTTAATGTTGTTGTTCTCTTCCAAAAGTTTTGCCTTGACGTATTCTATTACAGCCAGTGAAAGGTTTCTCGAAAGTCCCAGACTGGATGTTTCATCTGTAGGAACACCGCCTCTAGTTGTATACCTTATAAGTATAGCATTAGTGTCAGCGGTATCTGGGGTTGTGTAAATGTCTTCGTCAAAGTCCACATAGGGATCGTATATTACGTCCTTATTTCTCTGAAGGAGAGCAATTTTTCTACCATCAATATGATATCTATAATCATAAAAATCATTGCCAGTTGACATTGCGCCTCCTATATAATAATAATCTCTGTAGAAGACAGGGCAGTAGTGCCAGTCTCGTGGAGATCAAGGTTGTTTATACTACCAATACGAACATACTGGTTTCTGTTATTGCTTGTAGCGTAGTGTCTGTAGACACCCAACAGGTTTATATAGTTAGCGGGCAGGTCGTAAAAACGCTGCCCGGCTACTATGTTATAAACTAAGTATGTAGTTCGCTCTGGTATGAGTTCTGCTATTTCAGTGAGAGCATCTTCGACATAGGCTTTAACCTTGTTGGTCTGCCTACTGCCCACTCTCTCCATTATTTCCAGTAGGTCCATTATAACCTCTTAGCATAAAGCCCAACCTGTTGTCAGCTTGAGTAAACAGGTCTCTGGCTCTCATAATAAACTGTTGTGTAATTTGATTAGTTAAATTGCCGTTCTGAATTTCAGCCATAGCTCTTTCAACTTCCTGCCTAGCCACTTGAACAATTCCGCTCATCATTTCGGTGTCTTCGTTCTGGATATAGTATTCTACATCCTGACCTTGTGATAGACTGGTAGAGTCATCTATAAGGACTTTAGCCTTGTTCAGGGCACCCCTAAAGTCACCAGAGGCATTGTCAAGGTCTGCCGCATATTTGCTAGACCAATAACCAGATTGAGCATAGCTGTCTAGTCCGGCTGCATAAAGCACTGCTACTGCATCAAGTTCTCTGTAGACTGTAGATGTAGTAGAGGATGTGAGAGTGGGAAAGTCTAGCTTTGTCACCTTTCCTGGTGAGCCAGCTGTTGGGTCTGGCTTGATGTAGACTAACCCTGTTCTCACATAAAATACTGGAAAGATATTAGTAGCTTGAAACAGGCTCTCTGTTCCCAGTTGATTGCTTTGTGAATATACCATGTCCTCTGGAATCTGGACGCATGTGAATCCATTGCGCCTAACAGAGAGAATATGGCTATGAGTAATGTCATAACCAGTGCTGCCCGTGATATTTGTGCTATCCACGCCCGCGTATGCAAGCTTGGCTACCGGAACCTGGTTGAGTATATAGTCATACCCATCAGACAGAAACTCTACCACTTCAGCATTAGAAGTAACAGTCGTATCACTTCCAGTAATGGATCGCACTTTAGCTACTAAGGTTGCCATATATTATCCTAACCTATAAATTTTTCCCATACAGGTAAGTGTTCAACCGTAATCTTGTTTTGCTTGTCGAGGTTCTTCAAGCTCTCAACGATTGCACCGGCTACCAGTGGGTCAAAGTTCATCTCTTTTTGATAGTTCTGTGAAGCTTCATCATCGAATCGTAACTGACGAGCGCCGTTAGGCATAATAACTGTCTCAATGCTAAACTTTCGACACTCATCTTCGGTGAATACCAGCTCTTTGTCTATGAATTCTTTAATAGCTTTCATAGTCTTATAATTGTGAAACTGCGGTAATACTTCCAAGAGCTTAGCTCTTTCACGTATTTTAAGCTTCTTCTTCATCGTCAACCCTCCATTGCGGGATTAAATAACCGTATAAAAGTCCATCTTTAGATTTAAGGAGCGATGTTACATCGTGCTGTAAATTACATTTAACACCCATGCCCATTGCTCTTCCCAGCCAATACTCTACGCTAGGCTTCTGTTCCTTGTATTCCAGAAGGACGGTCATATTGACACCGTAGAAGTTTAGCTCTGTTGCACCATTGTATAATGCGAATGCCATCATATAGTCGATTGTGTTGGTAAAATAACAAACACCAAAATGCTCGACCATTTTATCTAGCGGATACTTCTTTGAGTTCTCAATCTTATCCCAGACATCCAATGTGTAGAACTCCATGTCGGGACGCTCTTTTGCTACTTCTATACATTTCTTTGTGCTATATTTGCTTTTCTCTTGCTCTAAAAATACATCCATATCATGCATATGGAATGTTTTGCTCACGAAGGGACACGGAATAAATACATCATTACAGCCATAAGTCTCAGAACCTTCTAGCTTGCCTGCTGCATGATCCTCGAAGATTCTACGCCAACCGTCACCCTTGCCCAGGATGTTGATTACTTTTTTCTTTTTCATAATATTAAAAATCAACCCATCAAGGGGACCGAAGTCCCCAAGACGGGAGGATGGAGGTCTTAGTTAATTACTAAGTAGTTACCCACTGGCGAAAATCACTAGTGGACAAGTCAACGATCGGAATCGGAGTATATGTCACGAACACGTCAACTTTACCGGCAGTTGCATCTGTGGTGCCGAGGATAACATCAAATGTATCAGCAGCGCCCAGAACGATCGGAAGAACATCAGAGGTCGTAGACGGACCAACGATGGTATCCAATGTCAACTGGCCAGAAGTCAGGGCGGAACTAAGAGCATCAGTTCCAGAGAATCCCAATTGAACAGTTCCCGCACCAGCGGTCTCTACAGCTTCAACTACACGAGCAGCAAAGCCATAGACAGTAGCGCCTTTGGGGAATACTTCCGTCTGACGGGTGCCAGTAGTGCCAGCACCGAAGTCAATACGAAACGCCCGAGTGATCGGGAAGGATACAGTCTGAAAACGATTAGTGCCCTGAACAGGATAATATTTACCTACATTCTGTAAGGCCATTGTAAATCCTTTCTAGGTGGGTTCTTAACCTTTTGTTCACCTAATGTTAGTTATTATTATTTCCACATAGCGTGGCATTCCGGCATGGTAAATTCACAACCAGCTTCGGTCAGAATTAAGTCCACACGCTTATCCACACCACTGTTTTCCAGGGTCTGAACACCAACGTATACCGAGGTGTCACGATTCAGGCCGTTGCCAACCAACGGACGGTATTTAATGTAGTTCATGTTCAGTGCCAAGATATGAACACCGGTTCCGTCCAAGTGAACGTTGCGAACGATATTCAAGTCACCATAAATGGTGCTAATCTTGTTAACGGCTACGCCACCAATGTTGGAGCGACCGCTAAAAGCGAAATCAGCACGGAATTGAGAATCAATACCGATAGTATTGCTGAAATAGCCACTGAGTTTATTCAACCAGTTATATGTATGAGTATCACACATAAACATAGTTGAACCCATAGCATTGTAACGAGGATCAGTGAACTGGCTCAGATCATCAAGGAAATCGTCAGAAGTCTTAGATGAGTGATCCAGGCTGAACAAGTTACCATACTGAGTTACATAGTCAACAGCACCCTGAGTATACTGAACGCCATTAGCGTCTGTGTATTGAGTTCCAAACAGCATATCAGTTTCGATATCCCACTTGTGCTCAATCAGTTTCTCTTTCCAGATACGAGCCCACTCGTTACCGGCATACTTCAGCACATGGGCACGCGTGGTGTTATCCATTGCCAGAGCAGTCTTCCAGATTTGAGTTTGGCCATATCCGGTGCTGTAGGGGTTGTCCGCCCAGGTTTCCGGATAACCAGAACCTTTTTCGAACGCATTACCTACAACATAAGAACGCTTAGATTCGAGATTCTCGATATCATTAGCATTGGCTACATTGTAAACAGTGCTCATCGGAGCGGATGCAGAAGCCCACTGAAGTTCCAGATAGCTGGAGCTAGGAGCTTTTACAATAAGAAGCTTAAGAATAACATCTTCATCAGTGCTATTCGTTACTTCTACTACTTTACCCAAAATATAGTCATTCGGGATATTATAAGCACCACCAGTGTTGATCTTAATCAACTGGTTCGGCAAGAAGTGTTGCGGCTGAGTGCCTGCATCACCGACATCAATTTTGTTGTTGATGTTGCCGAAACGGCTAGTGATATTACCAGCGGATTTGAAGTCAGACTTCATCTTAACCCACCAGGATTGTCCAGCAGCTACGTCAGCAGCAGCTACAGTAGCATCGCCAGTAGTATAAGAACTACCATCGTTACTATGAGCAACCACATAGCCGTAACGCTTGTGGAACGAATGACGCTTCTCAGTAAACTTGAACTGGGAATCATCAGTAGCCTCTTTCCGGTAAAGACTCATCATCCGGAAGAAGGGGTCTTGAGCGATGTTCAATTCGGAAACCATAGACCCAAAATTAAACTTTCGCCTCAAATCACCAGTATTCAGAGTAGAGCCAGTAGAGGCGGCGCCATTCTGAGTTAAACCGGTAAAATTACTAATTGTGAAAGTATCCATTAGTTAACCTCTAATTAATTACCAAAGATATTTCCACTCTTGTCAGAAGCAAGGATAGCAGCAAACACTTGTTGCTCTGGTGTTGGGGTGTCTTTGCCCGTAGGCGCTGATACTCCAGCCAGGCTTCCATTGTGCTGTCTCATCTTACGACGATGTGCATTCTCTTCCTCAATTAGCTGTTGGCGACTAGCGTCACCGGCGTTTTCTCTCTGGCGTAGATATAATACATCTTCCAGTTCGAGTGTCTTGTTTCTGGCATAATTAAGTAGATCATTTACTTGTTCGTCATTGAGACCGTGCTTAGCCTTGACGGCATTAATCATATTCTGTTCACGCATTGTAGCTTCCTGGCGAGTTTGTAGTTCATTAACTCTTGCAGAAGCCACCCGATCAACGGCTTGGTTAAAATATTTAGCGGAATCAGAGTTTGGATTGCCGAGAGCATCTTCGAAATCGAAAACGAAATCTTCCGGTAGCTCCAACTGCCCTGATGGATTCATCTCTGTATTGTCACCGTTGAGGTAGTTATAGACCATTTTGGCCAGGTTCGGGTCTTTGCGAATAACGTTGATTACAGGTTCATACTCTTTAAGTTCGCTGAGTTCCTTATACAACCTCTTAGCTTCCGTGCTGGAGGCATCATATCGCTGCTGTAGGGCTTCTAAGTCCTTTACCTCACCATTAGTAGACTTATCGCCTTCAGTGCTTACTTGACCTTCCTGAGTCGTGTTATTGACTGTCGGAGGTGTATCGTAAGCATACCCATTTACTTGTGCTTCAAGTGCTGTGAAAAATGCTTCTGAATCAAAGTCCGGTTGGCTCTGCTTGTTATCGCCACCTTCGGCTGCTTTTTCTCCAGTTTGAATGTTGTTAAAGTCAACAGTCGTTGCCTTGTTATCGGCCATGACTAGTTCCTTTCTTCTAAATCAAAAAATTTGGCATGTAGACAACTGATACCGTGTTTACGATACATATCAACTACAGACGGTTTATCATCAACTGCTAGGGCTATATTTTTAATTCCCAATTGCTTGATAATAGATTCTTTAAACTTGTCGTCAGGTTTCCCTACCCATTCATCTGGCCTGTAGAGAATACCATCGAAGCTTTTGTATAGTTGCCACTCTTCCAGCCATTGTCTTGTTATCGACTCACGGCTTTGATGCCTTCCAGTTAATCCTAATATGCTGTGCTCTGACCATGCTGTGGCCAGGCCATCCAGGAGCCATGCTCCTTCGTCGAACAGTGGGTCAACCTCCATAAGTTTGTTATACTTTTTAGAGTCTGGGTCCACACCAATTCTATGCCGATAGTCGGCTAATACACCATCAATATCAAATAAGATAATCATTATTCCTTTTTCTTACCTTCTGAGTCAGACTTCTTTTTTTCCATTTCCTTTTTGAGAAGTTCTCTGCTCATCTTTAATTCATCCCTGATTCTTTGATCAGCAAGCTCCTGAGACATTGAGACCTTATTGGTTCCTCTGTCTATTTCCATTCTGGCTTGCATTACTTGCATTTTGATACCAGCCTGAACCAACTGTCTTGAGAGCGTTTCTATTGTGCCCTCTTTCTCCTGGATTACATCCTCAAGAGACTCGACCTGCTGTTTCATCTGTTTGATGGCGCTTATTCTTTCAAGGATTTGATCCTTGTCTTCGATGTCAGTCTCCTTGAGGAAGGCTATATCATCGATAACACCCATTTCCAGATATTGCTTATACTCTTCCAACACTGCCCATCTATTAACAGGTAATGTTGAACCGGCTACAAGTCTAATATCATAGCGACCAGAAGAGTAATCATTGTATCTTCCAACGATCTCTCCCATGTCGTCATACATAGGTGCGTTCACCTCAAGTATTCTAGTATCATATCCGCCTGTGTTATTAGGCTGAATGATTCTGAATATTTTGTGAGTGCTATATGTGTTTCTTGCTACTTCCTGGAATACTCTTCCAATATGAACAAGAGCAGGTTCTACAATAGTATTAACCCATGCCTTGATTCTGCGTGTTCCATACTCATCCTTTGCAAGGAATCCTCTATAAGTCTCGTCAGACTGTCCAGAACTCATACCCATAGATACTGGGTGAATACCGGCCATGTATTCGAGGTCTGATTTGGAATCTTGCTCAGCAGTAAAGAATGCATTATTGATAGGCTGAGGATAAATCTCTCTCGGTCCCTGTTGGGAGTAACCAGGTCTATAATAAAGAACGGCACCAGAGGATGATGCATAACTGGACCATTCATCGTTGTCCACCTCTCCTTCCACTGCCAGCCAGCGTAGAGAACTTGATAGGTTAGCGTGGTGAATCATAATTTGATGTGCCTTGTTGATTTCACGCTGCTTGCCCACAAGCGGTGTCACTGCTGACATCGGGTAGGGTGTCCCAGTGTGCATGTAGGGAATAGCAACAAGAGGAAGGTATTTGATGTTGAGTAGTTCCTCATACAATAGCTTGTCGCCTACTACGCACGTTTTCTTAATTCTTCTCTCATAGAACTCGACTGCATCAACTATATTCTTTGCAACCTTGCTCTTGATTAAAATCTGATATTCTTCATCTGTAACTACTTTACGCTCGATCTTGCTGGCCTCTTCCTGAATAGCTCCAAGCAATAACTGACGCCTCTCGGCTACAGCCTGCTCTTGCATCTTGGCAGCACGCTTAAGCTCTAACTGTGCTCTTAATGGAATAATTTCTCCACGCTGAACAGCGTTCTCAAGCTCTAGCTCTTTCTCTGCCAACTGGACTTTCAGCTCTTCCTGAAACTCTGCAAGGTCTGCTTCCACTGATCTGCTTGCTTCTTGCATTTCTGCATCAGAAGGCGGAGACTGAACTGTTAGATTCCAGAACAATACCTGCTCCGGCTCATACAACTCATAGTAGCCCAGAACATCATCGACTTTGCCATCCCAGAGTAAAGGTTCGTCAAGGTCTGGCTCTTGGATGGAGTCACTGTGCTCCAGGTCTCTATAGGTAAAATAGTTGTTATCTCGTTGGCCATTTGCCTTTTTGATAGTGTCAGCATACTTGGGCAGCATATCCATCAGTGCAGAGCGAGGCATGTCTTTTTTGATGATCTGCCATTTAGCATCACGCTCAAAAGGATCGTAAGTCATGGAATTTGTGTAAACGTGAAATGGGTCTACTCTTGTAAACTTTACTTCACCTAAACCTCTGTCAGCATCCGGATCGACATCCACAAGAATGTAACCTTTCCCCTTCGTCAAAGAGTCTAAGACGGCTTGTGAAAAAGCGGCCTGACCGTCTGAATTATACCAGGCGTAATCAATTACATCCGTATGCATTCGTGCCAACTTAGAGTCGGACCCATCCACGCCTACAGCTTTCCAGCGAGGTGCATTAGCAGTTACGAAATATTTCATCGTTTCTATAACAGGTGTGATTCTGTTAATAATAAAAGTGGGCATACCAGCAGCTTCGAGGGCGTCTAGCTCTTCAGCTGTTAATTGATCGTTCAGGAAGAAGTCATAAGAACGCTGCTCTCTTTCTTGCCATGTAGAACGCAGTCCACCTTTTGCGTTAAACCACAACTGTCTAACACGATAAGCTTTTTTATCCCCTGGACCTTTCTTGTCTGAAGGCTCTGGGGTCAAATTTGAAAAGTAGTTAGGCATTATTTCTCTAGGAGTTGGTTTTTCTTAATATCCTTCTTCAATGGCTTGCCTATAAAATCGTCTTTTTTGCTCCAGGGGTATCCAGTGCCAGGACTAACCATTATAAGGTCAGACTCTTTAAGCACATGCCCTTTAGGTAAATCTTTTTTAACTGCTAAAGACCGGCCAATCCTCATTGCCTTTTCAGCAATAGAAGGTGTCAATTTGAATTCACCATTGCCTAGCATCTTGACTGTCGCCTTAACATCTCTTGCGTATTTGAACATACCCTCAGGTCCAAGTGCTCCTAAGTGGTCTGATCCTTTCTGCATCCTGTCAAGTGTAACATGGCGCTCGACAACGGTCGCACCGAGAGCTACAGCAAGAGGACCACCTTTAATGCCTACAGTGTGATCGCTATATCCAATCACATGGCCAGGGAAATAGTCCTTCAGTGTTTTAACCCTCATTATGTCAGCTTCTGCGTCCGGCGTAGGATAGCTGGACACGCAAGCCATAATATAAATCTTGGCAGGCTCTATGAATCCCATAAGGAATTTGACAGCTTTGTAGATGTCTCTAAGAGATGCCGCCATACCAGTAGATATCATGATAGGTTTATCTCTTTCACAGGCCCGCTTTGCCATCGCTTCTAGCAATGGATAATTCTGCATATCTCGTGATGCTACTTTGTAGATATCCGGGTTTACCCATTCTAGCACCCCGGGATTGGTAAATGAAGCTACAAACTTCAATCCAATACTACGGGTGTAGTTTTCAAGTAAACCGTATTCGTCACGTGTAAGTTCCAACTTTGCCCTATGACCCCCATACGTCACATCAAAAGCATTAACAGAATCATACTCTGACATAGCTAATTCGGGTGATAGTTCATGTTTCAAGTCTCGAATACATACCTTGACAGCATCTGCTTGTGTATCACTAATTTTGTCCACTAAGGCAACCGCGTCTCCAAGCTGCCCATTGTGGTTTTGTCCAATTTCGTATATTAACAACGGACTGCCCATAATTCTAGTGCATCCTCATAGTCTTCTTCTGTGTGAATTTCATGACCAGGGTTGAACAAGGATGTAGTATATACATCATATGCAAATGCATTGTTCTTCCAATAGTCTCTATTAATAACATAAAGCCCGTTCTCATTGCCATCTATGTCGTATGTTCGACACACACAGCTGCCCTCCTTAACCTTTTCAACTGCCAACTTAATATTCTCTTCCAGTATAAATGGATTTGTTGGCATTAGCACTACCACTATATCAGCCTTAATCTTGTGGTGTTTAAGGAACCAGTCTACGGTATCTTGTAATGGCATATCGCCAGCTTCGTGCTCTGCTGGGCGTTCATATGTTTTAACACCATCAATCTTATAGTCTGTTACTACATAAGTTTCAATGTTGCAATTTCTAAGCTTGTTATAAGCAATCTGGATAAGATTGCCGTCATCATTCATTTCTAGTATATTTTTATTTGGCAGTCTTTCGCTGCCCACTCTTGCACATATAATTCCAACTACGTTCATTGTTTTTTCCTGCTCTTCCATTTGTCAATTAGCCCACCAATTACAAAGGCTAATGCTATTACCAATATAGGAAACCAAATTAAGTCCATTACATCCACCACGGTCTTGGTTTGCGTTTCTTTTTAATTATTCTACCAGTAGTATCCTCACGAGCCATATTCCTCGGTGGAGCTGCCAGTAGCGTTGCATAATACAGTGACTCTATTGTGTCATCGTGAGCCATCTTGGGTCCAAACTTAACAATCTCGTCTATTAGTTCGTAGTGGTCTTTCTTGACCCATATTAGTCCATTGCTGAACTTGGAGTTTAGTCCACTATAGATTCTGTTGAGTTTCTCACGACCACCAGGCTTCATGGGAGATATTGCTACGTCCCACATCTGCCCCTTAGCCCTCAGGTCATTGAAGGCTTGAAAGATTGACCTATTCATTGCTACATCTTCAACCACTGCGATCGAACAGTGATACTTCTTATACAGCTCCAACAAGTAATCTACGACACCCTTACGACCAACATATTCTCCATTGGCATCCTGTATTCCAGAGGTGGGTATGTTCCTGTGTCGCTCATAATCCAGGACATATATATTCTCCCTCTCATCTACAGCTATAACCATTATCACGGAGAAGTCTGCATACTTTGTCTCAATATCCGTTGCAGGATCACACCCTATATAGGTCTTGACAGGAACCATCTCATTGTTAATTACCAGATAGTTCTGGCCATCATGATATTTGTAATAGCCCTCATGGTATTTGATATGGCTTCTGGTCCACATAGCAGTTTCCTGATTTTGAACCTCAAGCTCATACTCTTGATAGTATCCACCAACACCCCTCGGTGAGCCTCTGTATACCTCCTTAATCTCATCAAGAACCTTACGAGGCATATGGCTATGCCACAATACTCCGCCTTCCATATCAGGCTGTGTGGCCTTATAGGAGATCACTCTCCAGGGAAACTTCTCTATAGCCTCATCACCCTTCTTCTTTGCAATAGCATAGTCATCCAATATGTTCTGTGCAAATGCATCAAAATGGACTGGTGTCTCGATGAGGAACATTCTACAGCCAGGTATTCTCTTTTCGATAGCAGGATATATACCATTCATGATATTATCCTTGATCTTGTCTCTGGCCATCTGAGTTCTGGTATTGTCCTCATTCTCAGCATCATCAATAAATACGCCAGAGTATCTCAGTGCACCCTGGTCTACTGTGGCAAGTGTATCACCACGCATTGAGCTAAGGTTTGAAGATGACAAGAGTCTGTCACCATAGCCTGTAATAATGTTCTCTTCATTGTCCTTCAGGAACTTAGCAATCTGCTTACCGAAGTAATAATGTATACGTTCGTTGGTCTGAAGGTGCAATCTAATATAGTGAACATTCTGGATAGATTTCTTCTGATTAGAAGATACCCATCCGTAGAACAGTTTGTGGTGATGCTCAGACAATCCCCAGTCTTTGGCAAAATTACTGAAACAAAAGTCTCTAATAATCTTGGCCTTGGTCAGAGTGGTATTGTGTGTCAACATAAAATCACCTGCCACAAATAACTCATCCTCCGAATCTACCTTCAAGCATCTACAAAAGGCTCCAGGTAGTTGCTCTATGCTGACTATCGCATTAAACAGCTTGTCATGTGGAACAAACCTTTTGGCTTTTCTTTTTAGTCTAAAAGGATTATACTTAATAGATATCGCCAATCTATAATATCCACCATAACCGTTTTTGGTATGTTTCTTAATGGCGGTTCCGCCAAGACTTCTAACCAAATACATAACATCTTTAGCTAGTTTTTCGCTAACAGTGCAAAAATAGACTTTTTTCCCACCACTGCTTTTTGTTGAAAGCGTTCCATCTGTATCCATAAGACCGCGAAGCAATTCTAGCCTCTGATCTACAGACGAGTTGAGGTATTCTTTTGGTATAAACTTATAATGAGAATTTACGTCAAGCCCCAGCTCACGAATCTTTGAAACAGTATTAAGTATAGAAAAATATGGACAGCGCCCTTTAGGGTATTTTTTTCTAGTCTCGTATGGTATGTATGATGTAAGCTCTTCTATATCATCCTTGGATGAGGTAATCCTGGGGGTTGATTTTAATGACCCATCACCTATCATTACTCCCAGTGTATAAGGATCAATGGGCAGAACAGACTCGCTAAACTCAATCGCCTCTGCATTGTCTATTGCATAGGTATAATCAACCCTCTTCGAGTTATACCTGGAGTCTGTTCTGTTTTTTTTATAGTTCAACAAAAGTTCTTCGGTCGTTTTTGTCTGATATTTGTAAGGATTTTTTGCTCCATTTAAAACCCTGACAGTCCACAAATGGTCATCAGATACGATTAAAGTTTTTCCATCCCTGAGGACAACTTTATATATCTTGTCTTTATACATCACATCAGACAATCCACTAATTTCTTTTAGCTTTCCGTTAGAGCCATAAATTTTATTACCAGGCATTACATCTGCAATTTTTTTCCAACCATTATCAGTAAGAACTGGCTGATCCAACCTCAGAAACTTTGCATGGCCTCTAGGTATGACAATCGCACAGGGCTTATTTGATGGTGCTATAAGCTCCCGTGCAATCTCATAGTGAAACTGTGGAGTGGCTGACTTACGAAAGTCACCTGGTATAAATAGTTTTCCAAATGTGATCAGGTCTTCGTATGCAGCCACTATAAGTTCGTCTGCCTTATTTGGTAGCATCTTTATTATGTTAGCCATTCTATCCCTAAATATGTATCAAATTGAACCCAGGCCGCCAAGCGTCCATCAATCCATTCAGTATAAGCAATGGGATACTCTTTTCCATTAACTATTATTGTATTCATTATAGAGACTGTAGTTTTGCAAAATCTTGAAGTTTTTCAATTAACACTTCTCTTATTTCAGCTGCCGTATTGGCGCTGTCCTTGAGCGCAATTCTCACATCAAAATTTTCATCTCTGTAGTCAAAAAAGTTTTCAAGAATCCACTGTTCAACTTGTTGTCTAGTCATAGCAGTTTTTATCCTTCCACGCTTCACATTCAAGAAGAATCTTTGTATCGAAAGATATAAACCCCCTACTGTCATATGAAGCTTTAGTGTAATTACTTCTAAACAAATCTAATCCATTTAACCTGTCTTCAACAATCGCCAAAACCATTTCAGGACGATCAAGGTAAATAACAACTCTTGTATCTTTTAAGTTGACCGGTTTTGTATTGGCCATTTGCTTCCAACCTCTCTTTTGGATATTCCCATTTCAGTTCTAATACTTTTAATGTTTTTGGCTAAGTAGTAGCCTACGGTATACCAACTAAGTAAAGCTGGCATTCTGTCCTCGTCTTCACCTGCACACATTCCTAGTGCTGCAAAATAACCAGGAGCCCAAACTCCCCAGGTTATAAAGAATAGTGTCAGTGCAGGATATAAAAAGTTGTCTGCTATAAAACCCAACATTAGAACAATCCATCCGTTTCTATATCGTGCTTCTCGAAGAAGTTGTTTGGGTATACTACAATATAATCTTCTCCATTGTAGGAGTATCGGCAATTGCCCATCTTCTCGTCAATCTTAATCCACTCAGGAAGCTCGTCTCTTTGATAGTCAAATACCGTTTCTCCGTTCACATATTTAACAATTACAGCCATTATTCCTCCAGTGCTAACTTTTCAGATTGGATAGCTTTAAGCTCATCAGCCCCGAATGGTGAGTGCAGATGCAGATGTCTTTCATTTGTCTGATGGTGAATTTCTGACTCATCTTTCAATAACTTGACAAGCATCTCAAGGGCTCTTAATCTAATTGAGTCACTGTTAGACTCTTCTGCAATAGCCTTAATATTAATAAGGATGAGTTTAAAGTCTATGCCAAGTTCTTTTGCTGCATCTTTAGCGTTTTGACTCATTAGTTTAACAATCCTTTTTTGTTTAATTATTTCACAGAAATGCTTCTTCCAGTTAGTCTTAGGTGTATATGCTGCCTCATATGCATTCTGTGGTGTGTGCCCAGAGATTAGTGCTGCTACCATTATTCTCTCATTTTTGGTGGGCTTGGTCCTTGTAAATACACGGTGCCGCTTACCTCCAAATGAATACCTCGTCTCACGCTTGCTGAAATCGGTATCCATTTTGATTTGCGGCTCCATGATGAAAGCACCAACAACTGTTCTGCAATACTTTCTATCTTTATTTCGCTTCTTTGCAAGTGCAGGACTCTTGAGAGGTAGAACCCTCAGTAGCTGGACTATAGCGCCATCATCTGATACAACCCAGTCACCTTCTTCCCCCTGTCGCCAGTCTTCAATGAGCGAGGGCACCTCCTGACCTAAAGCCAGGAAGTGCGTCTCAAACTCATCCTTGTCGGAGAATACGAAATGTTTAATACCTTTAATCTTCTGATACTTCACTTAAATCACCTTCCGACGTAATCAGCATTTGATGAAGAGATGAAGATAGTAAATCAACAAATTGCTCATCTCTTGCTAGTTCTTTGTAGTATATTTTGTCCAGTATCAAATGTATAACTTCATGTAGAAATACCTGATACTCTCCACCTGGAATGTCATCATACAAGCTTATCTCTTTTTTGATGAAGTTGGCAAGTCCGTATGCATTGCTTTCGTGGAGCAAGGTGTTGTCATACTTTACAGATATCTCTTCATCTATCAAATTAAATTTTTTCGGTATCTTCATCTTCAATATACCACATAAAAGTTTTAGCATCCAGCTTAATAGGGACCTCTGACTCTATAAACATCCTCATTTGGTTCATCTGCCCCTTTATAAGCTTCAAATTCTTTATTACATCCCTATTAACGTCTTTCTTCGTAGAATGCTTTTCATTGAATACATTGTCAGCACTTCTGGCTAATTGGTCAACAAGTCTAAAGCAGTTATAAAAACCATTGAAATATGCCAACTGATCCTTAGTTATATTAATTTTTGCTTGAGATAATTGTTTTTCCTGACTCTGGTCCGCCTTGGATGACTTGGTTGGTTGCTTCTTCTGCCTTGTATTGCTCATAATCCCATACTCTCCTGTGAACACCAGTTAAAGTTCCAATAGTATCTGCTAAATCTTTTAAACCTTGTGCACGGTTAAGGATGTCTGCCGACTCCATACCGTTAGTAGCTTCTGCCAATGCTGCAATAAGTTTTTCAATACTTGCGTAACATGCTTCAGATGATTTCATCTTATTCCTCGCTAGTTCTTTGTGTTGTTAGCTTAAGTAATTCTGATAGTTCTAATACTGCGTAAGCCTTAGAAAAGTTCCGTTTGAAGATTAATAAGGGAATACGACCTTCTCCAGTATTTTCTTCTGCTTGTTTGATAGAGTCCCATAAGTTAAGTCTTTCTACGTTTTTACATTCTATATCGAATGGTATTTCACTCTCCGCCATAGGTGATAGGAATATATCCCTACCAGTTTCTCCCATAACAGCTGTCTTAACATCATTGTCTTGTAACAATGGCCAATACTTGTGCAACTGCTCTTTCACCCATTTCTGGAATCTGGCACCTTTATTCTTCGCTGATCTAGCTTTCATTATATAATGCCTACTGGCTCGTAATACGGCGTCCACTCCTGGTGAGGTTCATCGCCTTCGTTAATCTTATTACCCAGTGGACAAATCTTCCTCACTGGTTTCCAGTTATATAAGTTCTCTAGTGGTTGCCCTACAAACTTCTTTAATATGGGTGCTGTCTTAATAATAGTCTTGCTGTCATCTGTATGCACCCCACAACAGAAGCTGTGTGATACCACCCAATACCAGTTTTTCATATTACTCCTTATCGTCTTCATAAATATTATCTATCCATGTCATTCCAAACCATAAAAAGAAAAATAAACAATATAAGAAAAAACACTACTGATATTTCCATACTTCCTCCTTTATGTTTCTAGTATACCCCTCAAAACAGAAAAGGTTCCCCACTACTCGGTAAAGCGTTGAGCAGCTGAAAGCCTTTAAAAAAGAAAAGGCTCTATCCCAACTAAGGAACAGAACCTTTCCGTAGACTCATTTCAAGATCGCGTGTGATCCGAAGTAGATTTATAGTCTCTCGACTCTGTTACTTAAGGTAACGACTCTTACTGCAAACCAGAGTTTCCTGACAGCTTAACTTCGTTAAACCATCTATCGCCCTGAACAGGCCAGGGCTTCCCCAAAATCCATGTTTAATCTTTTGCTTCTAAAAAAAAGAAAAAATATAAGATGCTACAATCTTAAACAAAAAGTCCCATTAGATTTGTCTAGCGACCTTTCCTAAGGTTTGCAGCGAAGTTTAATCTATGGCTAGTTTTAACTTTTAACTAGTAACGGTTCAAAGAGCAGTTTGATTAGTCGAGTATTGACCCACTCTAAGACAGGCTGGTGGCCTTGATATTGGCTGTTAACTATTACCAGCAACCCTTTACTGGAACTCCCTAATGTCCGGATAACTCACGCGACACTGTATTTAGATAAGATATAATATTTGTCAGATATTATAAATAAGTTCTAATGAATAGGTCCTATGAGTCTTCGACCGCACAGCCTATTCTGGGAGCGCTTCAATTTTTTATACTAAAATTTTTTTGCAAAGTTCCAAGTTTGATATACAACCCCCATACGTGACAAAAAAAATAATAATTTTTTTCGGCTGACGATGCAAAGGGCCCCCCTTTTGAAGTTAGTCACACAGGAATTTTTCGTTATAATGCAAAATTTTATAATATATAGTGTGCAGAGCTAACCTTACACCACCTACCGGGTTAGCAGAGGGAACGCAGTTCTGCGATTCCCGTTATAATTCGTTTTATGTTCAAATTAAGAGGTGATTATGTCTACTATTTTATTGCAGTCCGCAAGCGGTGATAGCTATGAAGCTGAAATCCGCAATAAGTATACCAACACTAGCGATGTTGTTAAATCGTTTGGTGGTAAGATGATTCAGCCCGGTCAGTCTGTGTATCAGATTGGTTTGCCTGGTCAGGAAGGCAGTTACACACGTTCTCGCCAGTGGGTATTGGCCCGCATGGTTGATGTCGGTCAGTTTAAGATTGAGGAAAATCCCGATCTTGCTGAGCTGTATGCTGATCTTGGTAAGCAAGAAGCTACCGAAGAGCTATCTGAAGCTGAAATTCCTGAGCCTGCCACAGCGTAATCTAGTTGCTCCCTTTCGAGGGAGTAGCTTTATACTAATTAATACACGTAGGCTTTAATCATATTAACAAAATGTATACATACAAAGGAACATAAAATGAAATTACATACAACACCTTGCTGTGCAATTGCCTTCCTAAGCGGATTAAGCAATAAAACAACTAATCAGGAACTACAACTCATTATAAATGAAAAAAGAAAAGAAAGAAAAACTCCAATGACACCAGATGAAATTGGTGGACAAACAGCGATAATAGCAACAACAGGACCCCATGAAGTCGAATTGGCTAAAAGACTAGCCTTCAATGGGTTTATCTTAATCTCAAACACACCAAGAAGAACAGGATATCCAGAAGGGACAATATATATCTGGAAACTGCCCATTTAATCAATCAAAAAGGTAAAACATTTTGGCATACATAGGACACATAATTCAAGCACTTCATCTCCCATTTATTATTCTAACACCAGCAATACTAATCTGGCGAGGAAATATAATAATTGCCTATTTATTTCTAGCAACAATACCAATATCAAATCTAATATTCAATGGATGTATTATAACAATAACAGCTAACTGGTTCTTTAGAAAGGGAAATCATCAAGAATTTAGCTCAATAAATCATTGGATACAATATATACTTAATTAAACCAAC